TCCTCTTAATGACGATGGAAGCGAGTACAATATGTATACGCTTTTTACGAAAGCAAGCGTTACGATTGATAAGAACTTAGGAATGTATGTTGTTACTCTCTGTTGCAACCCTGAATTGAGAAGTGTATTCTTTGATATTGCCAAGAGCGGTTATATCAAGTATAGACTTCGCTATACGGTAAAAATGAAATCGCAGTATAGCATTTTACTTTATTCGATGCTGCGAGATATGATGAATCGCGGCGGAGACCATTTTGATATTAGCATCAATCGGCTTCGTTCACATCTCGGCGCAAATGCAGGATGCTATGAAAGTTTCAAGAACTTTAGACGGAGAGTTTTGGATGCAGCGGTTGAAGAAATCAATGATGTGTCCGACATTTATGTTACTTACGAAAAAATCTCGTTTGGAAACAAGGCGGTTGCGATTTCTTTTGCCGCTAAGAAAAAAGATGAAAAGCCTGTCGCCGAATTAAAGGCGAAAGAATATAAAGAAGAACTTCCATTCGATGATGACATTCCTGTCGGCAAACCGAATAAAAAGGCTTACAGTGATGTAGATTGGGAGAATATAGCGCCAGACCTTGAGAAATCAGAGTGCATCGGCATTGCAAGAATGGTTGGGAAAAGAATGGCCGAGAGCTTCCCTACTATTAAGGCTCATAAGAAGAAAGCTGCCGTTGTAAACATTGTGAGTAATGCGTACAATAAAATTTTAAGAGACAAGAAGGAATGGCCTGATAACCCTGCTGGCTATCTTTACAGAGTTATCGAAAACTCTGACTTAGACGAGTTTTCGACTTTTGACGATAGCTTCTTGAAGTAGTCATACACAGTAAATAAAGAAAGAGTGATAAAATGGCAAAAATCATAGCTGTTGCCAACCAGAAGGGCGGCACAGGAAAGACTACCACAAGCACCTGTCTGGCTGGTGCGTTGCAGTTGCTTGGTAAGAAAGTTTTGCTGGTGGACTGCGATGCCCAGTGCAACGCAACGGACACTTACGGCGCACAGACAGAGGACGTATGTACCCTGTTTGACGTGATGACCCGGCAAGGAACGGTTGAAGAGGGCATTCAGCACTGCGAAGCCGGTGACATTCTGCCGTCAGACAACGCATTGAAGGACATTGACGAGCAGCTTGTCCGGGACATGGGCAAGAACTTCCGACTGCGTGAAGCCCTTGAAAGCGTATCAGAGCGGTACGATTACATCGTTTTGGACACTCCCCCGCAGCTCGGTCTTGCGCTTGTAAACGCTCTGATTGCCGCCAACAGCATTATCGTACCCATTACAGCAGACCGCTATGCGCTTGCCGGATTGAGCCAGCTTTCGCAGACTATCGGCGATGTTCGCAGATACTTCAATCCGACTTTGAAGATTGAAGGTCTGCTTCTGAACCAGTACAAGAGCCGTGAGAACCTGTCCAAAGAGGTTGTAGAGCAACTTCCTGTGATTGCACAAAGCATGGGAACAAAGCTGTTGGACGTGAAGATTAGACCGTCTATGGGCGTTCGTAAGGCGCAGGCAGAGCGGCACAGCCTGTTTAGCGGTGACACGGCAAAGAGTACCAGCGCAGAGGACTTCAAGGCGTTGGCGCAGATGATTGTGAAAGGAGAAGAAAATGAGTAAGAAGATTGTAGACGTTGCTCCCTTGATGGAATATTATAGAAACAGACTTCTTGAAGAAGGTGACAATCAAGCGTTGGAAGATGCGTTAGAAAGGTTAAGAGCGTTAAGAAATGCTGATGTGCAAGATTTACAGCCAAAAGCAACATGGGAACGTCCAGAGGGTTTGACTTTTATTATTCAGGACGATTATGATAACAGCCATGCAGAGCAAGCAATCAAATGCAGTAATTGTGGTGGTATGATTTCAGAAAGCGATTTCGACAAGTGGATTTGGAATTTTTGCCCAGTATGTGGCGCAAAAATGGAGGAAGAAAAATGAAATCAACCAGCAAAAAATCCTCTGGCTTGCTTGGCGGGTTTGATTTCCAGCCTATTTTTTCGGAACAACCATTAAGCCGAAGTGAGCCAAAGGAAGAAGAAGCAAGCCAAACAAAGCCGAATAATGCCGAACGAGAGCAAATTAAGCCTAGTGATGCCACAGACAGCCATTCGCAGCCGAGTGAAGCAAAATTAAGCAGTATTAAGCCGAAGCAAGCCAAAGACAGCGAAAGCCAGCCAAATGATGCCGTGTTAGGCGAAGGTAAGCCGAAGAAGCTGAAACAGGCAAAAGAAGTGCAGCGTTTGATTGAACAAGGCGATGTACCCGGCGCACTGGCTGAAACTGGCTTGACAAAGAAAAAAATCCCGATGCCGGAATCGCATCAGGGCGTTGCAAGCGGTGACGGCAAGCGTTCTAAGCGCATTACCATCCTTATGAGCGAGGAAGAACGCAAGTACATCAACCGTGAAGCCAGGCGACATGGGATGACGATTGGACAGTTCGTATACTCTCTAGCGGCTGCTGCGGCAGACGGGAAGATTGAATTGGAGGATTTCTTGGATGAATGATAGGGAACGAAGCCTTATTCGATTTGTTTGCGATGGTGATATGCGAAACGCGCAAAAAGCTGTTAAAATCATTTTGAATTCCATATCATCCAAAAAAGATGAGCAGTTCAAAGAAAATATGTTTCGAAAGTTGGAAAGCAAAAGAGAATTTATTGAATTGCCATATAACTTACAGCATCTTTTGATTGCAGAGAATACAGAAGAATTTCCGGAAGCAAGATTCCTTCTTAGGAACGAAGAAAAAAGTATAACGCAGAAAACTGTTGCCATTTATCGAGCATCTGAAAAATTAAATGAAATGGGCATTCCTTATTTGCCAGCATTGATGCTTTATGGGCAAAGCGGATGCGGAAAAACCATGCTGGCTAGGTATATCGCTCATAAAGCAAAACTTCCGTTTTTGAGGATTCAATTTTCAAGTCTAGTTGATTCGCACTTGGGGCAAACACAGTCTAACCTTGCAAGAATCTTTGATTATGTAAGAACTGCGCCTTGTGTACTTTGCTTTGATGAAATAGACGCGGTAGGCATGGCTCGTGGGCAAAAAGATGACGTTGGAGAAATGAACCGTGTGGTTATTGCGATTATGCAGGAAATGGATAGATTGCCGAACAATGTCATCATTATCGGAACGACAAACCGATTTGATAGGATTGACCCTGCGCTTACAAGAAGATTTCCGTTGCAATACGAATTAAAGCCGTTGTGCCGTGCGGATGCAGAAATACTTTCTAAAAGGTTCTTTGAATATGCAGGAGCACAATATGAAAACATAGCTTATGAAGATCACGTCCCCGCATCTACTGTTATCAAAGAATGTACAGAACGAATTGTAAATCAAGTTCTGAATCAAGAGGATTTCTTGGAGGATTGACGTATGATTGTTTATAGACCTCATCGTGGTTCTTTGGAAGATGCCATGAAAGAAGTAAAAACATTTGACAACTGGTATCAGATGACACATTATATTGCAAATAATTGGAATTTGGCGGTTGGCAAGAAAGTGATAGACCCTGACGATATTGTTATGGACGATAAACCGGTCAATGATGACCGTGTTGGTTGGAAAGACGTTTACATGGTTTTGGCAACTCGTATTGGGAATGACAATTTTATGGAAAAATACGGAAACTCGCAGTGTATCGGGTATTGCACTTACGATGCCTCAAGTGTCAAAAAATACTTAATACCGGAAGAAGTAGGGGGCGAAAACTTTTATTGGGTCAAAATCCAGTACGATGATGACGAAAAATGCAGACACTTCCAAGCCCCATTCGTATTGTTTGCGAATAACAAGGATGAAGCAAAATCTAAAATAGAGCGAGAAGTTCCCGGAAAGTTTTCCATCGTTGGAATAGTTGAACTCGATAAGAGCCTTGTATTTCATCCGCAAGACTTATTTGACATAAAAGCCCAATCTGTACTTTTTTGAAATATTTCCAAGATTAAACAAACCCCTGTGTAGCCGTTAAAAACTACACAGGGGTTCTGTTTTATTTATCAGCAATGCAATCCCAGTAGAGATACGCCTTGCCATCTGCGGCATCTGCGTCCTCAAGGAATGCCTTTGCCATGTCAGCGTAGAATCCCGGAGTGTCAACGGACTGGCGTTTTGCGACCTGGCAATAATCCGAGTACATCATGTTCATGACAGCCCAGAAATCGTTCGGGTCACAGGTGATATTGCGCTGTTTCGCAACGTCCTGTGTCTGTTCTAGCGTCCAGTGACAGCCCTTTGTGCCGTCAGCGTTCACCATGCTGTCGCACCATTCCTCTGCTTCATCGTGGGTGAGGTGCTTGCGTGGCATCTTGATGGAACGGCTGTCTGCACCGCCACGCTCATACTGTCCAGACCGCTTGTCCCAGTCTCCGTTCTGCGAGAAGCCAATCTGCGGCATCTTGCGCCCATACTCTACGTCAGGGTAGCGGGGGATAGGGTAGGGGTCGATGTAGCGGTTCTCCTCCTGCGGATAGTAAGGATAGCGGTCGTTGCCATCTTCCAGCTTGCGCAGACGGCGTTCAAACTCACGCTCCCTGCGGTCACGCTCTTCCTCAAGGCGGTCACGTTCCGGCTCACGGTCTTTGTCGTGGTCGCGAAGCATCATCATGCGGCGAAAATTAGTCTTGCCCATAATCTATACCTCCTCAAGAAATGGACGCAGGCGCACCGGCGTGGGAGCGGCAGAAACAGCCAAGATACTTGAACGCGCCGGTGCCGGTCGCAGACGTTGCCACACGGGTAGCGTAGCGGGTGCGGGTGTGGATGCTCTCGGCGGTCGCCTGAGCGCAGTTGCAGTCGGTCAGAGGGTATGCGGTCGTGCCTGCACCTATGGTAATGACCACAGGTGCGTTGATGGTGGTTGTGTCCGGCAAGCTCTGGGCAACCACGATACAATACTTCTCTCCGTTCTGGTATGCGCCAGCAGGGATGTTGATGGTCAGAGTATCGTCGGCAAACGTGACTGCCTGACTGATGACCAAGTGCGGGCAGAGTTTGCAGCTTGTTTTGCAAGCCATAGTATTTTCCTCCTATAAAATCAGGGGCAGAGGTGTCTTACCCCTGCCCCGATGGTTCACCCGGTGTTATCGGGGAGTGTGTGGGTTAGCAGCCGCAGCCGCAGCAGTTCACGCCCACGTTGGGATTTGCCACCTGATAAGCGGGAATCGGACGAGGATTGACCCGGTTCAGGATGGTATCGGTCTGCTGGGACATCACAGTGGTCAGAAGCGCATTCTGACGATCCTGAGAAGCGGCGAACTTCAGGCTCTGGTTCTCAGCGGTCAGGGTTGCGATCTTATCCTGCGTGAAGTAGTCCATCATGCTGCGGAAGTTGGCGTTGCAGTTGTCCACGATGGCACGAGCGTTGTCTGCGATAGCCTGACGGGTAGCGCAATCCTGCTGCGCAATGGTGTACTTCAGGTCGCCGATGAGCTGCTTGTTCTCGCAGCAGCAGGACGCAAGCTGCGTCTGGATGGCGGTCTGACCCGCCTGACGTGCGTTGCCCTCCTGCATGATAGCAAGGCTGATGGCGTTGTCGCCGTTGGACACGCTGCGTTCCAGGCCGTTCACGAGCTGTGCGTTCTGGTAGCCGAGCTGACAGATCGCCTGATTAGTACCAGCAAAGCCGCCCGCAACGGCAGCGTTGAGGGTGTTCATCTGTGCGAGCTGGTCATAGCCCAGAGAGCAGATGCCGCTCTGGATGCCAGCCAGAGAACGGGAAGTGTCCTGCTGGTAGAAGCCCTCAGACAGAGCCGCGCGTGTGTCTGCACCGCCCTGACCGGTTGCGCCGGTGCCGACCAGATAGGGGATATAAGCGCTCATGCCGCTATCACCTCCGCTGTTGCGGCCATAGTTTCCACCCCAGCCCATCAGAATCATGGCAAGGATGACGACAATCCAGATACCCTGATTGCCGCCAAAAAGACCGCCGCCGTTGTTATTGCCGCCGTCCTGCCCAGCCAGATAGCCAGTTGCAAAATCGTCCATAACAAAACTCCTTTCAGTTTTGCGTTATGCTATCCCGCTACCGTGTGTAGCGGGCGAAGCCAAATCAAAGCGGTTTTTGTCAAGTCCGCAAAACTGAGAAGCGTTTCGCTTAAAGGGATGCTGTTATTTAGGCAGCGTCAGGTTCAGGGCACTTGCCAGCTGGTTCAGGTCGATGCCACGCTCTTTGGCGAGGTTCTGCGCCATCGTTCGGAGCTGTGCTTCGTTTTTGCCCTGAATCAGGTTCAAGCCCTGCATGATGGGGGCGCTCTGCCCACACAACTGCTGGATAAGACCCATCGGGTTCTGACCGGCGCGAGCCAGATTTGCAAGCTGCATGATAGGGCTGTGAGTAATCATATCAAACGGAGAGGACATTGTTATTCTCCTTTCTTCGCTGCGGCAGTGGGCTTAGAAAAGCTCTTCTGCCACTTTTCCAGTTCATCCAGCCGATGCACAAGGGTGTTGTACTGCTCAATAGGCACATATTGCTGTGTCGGTGCAGCGGTCTGCTGTGCTTGTTGTGCTTGCATCTGCCGCCATGCTTCCGGGCTGTAAAACTCCTGTACATAGGATTCGCAGGTGTCCGGGTTGAGACGTTTACAGTAGATCACACCGCTGCGCAAGTCTGGGCAGTAGGTCGGTCTGCCGTACAGATCAGATGGTATCGCCAAAAACTCTTCCCTGCTGGAAACGGGTCTACCAAGCAACCAACCGCCGTCCTGTGCCGACTGCTGAACAAGCTGCTGCCCATTCATCGGCTGCGAACGCTGCGGCTGTGCCTGTTGCATCTGTGCGTTTGGCAGGGGAGTGGTAAGACCAACCGCGCTTATGCCGCCGTAAGGGTTGACAGGCTGTTGCGGTGTGTAGGCTGTGCCGGGTGTCGGATAATAGCTCATGGTTCATCCCTCCTATTGCACCCAGTGTACCGCAAGCGCCCGGCGCGAGAGACAACGAAGGTACAACGAAGGACAAAAAAGAAAAGCGCCCACACGGAAAAATCCGCATGAGCGCTTAACTATTAAAGGTGCACACTTTGAAGTGCAATATTAAAATATCACGCTTTGATTCGCAGAGCAAGTCTTTCGACAAAACTAATGCAAATAAGACAAAAAATCAAGAGCGGAACTGCCCACAGGCAATGCCGCTCTCTACAAAGGCCGTAGCCTTTCAATCAGGGTCTCCTAAGTGCATAGGGATATAAAACGGAATAAACCGTTTCCAGCTATGGCAGAATCTAGGCCAATACCGAACGAAGTACCAATCGCCAAACAGGTGAAAGGTGGTGTAGTATTTTGCGATTCTTGCCACTCGTTCTTCTTTTGTATTGCACATAAGCATCACCATATAAAATCGTCTCCCGCATGGTACGCACTGCGAGTAGGCGTGCAGGAGACTAAATTTCGTAAGCTGTGCGCTTGTGCTGACAGAAATCTTTAGGCCAGACCACACCAGCAATTCATTAGGCGAATTGTCTGTAAATATTATACCACAATTCGTGCAAAAAGAAAAGCGGCAGACCCGAAAGCCTGCCGCTTCAATGCGTTTCGTGAGAAATCGCACCCAATTAAGATTATTATACTATAATCCGTGCAAAAAGAAAACAGCGCAACCATGATGGCTGGAACCCATCAAGATTACGCTGTAGACCGAGCCATATAGAACTAAACTTCAAATAAGATATAATTCTAAAGGCACTTAGCACATTTATATTATATCACATATCCAGCATTTTATCAATAATTTTCAGCCTATTGCCGATTGATGTCCGACAATACGGCACACGCGCTGCAATATCAACTTGGCATAGCTGGTCAACGTACCGCAACCGGGCGATTTTCCGGTCATACCTCCCAAGCGGCGCACGTTTTATCACAGCTTTTATCTGTTCTGCATTAAGCCCTTGCAACGCTGGCGGAAAGACTACACGAGCCGCCGCCACGGGCAGCACCGAGCCAGAAGGGCTGCGGGAGCTGTCCGGCGTTGCGCACCATTACGGTGACGGCACCGAGATGGTATGTTTTCTTGAGGTCACGAAAACGTCCGATGACCATTTTCGTGATGTGCCGAAAATGCTCTTGTGCGATTTTGTTGACCTCAACAAAATCGTCGTATGTAGTGCTTGCCATGATAACCTCCTTACTACTTTTGCAGTGCTGCCTTTGCCCGGTCAAAGAAAAACTGGATAATGGTGCCGATGGTCTCATCGGTGATGGCCCACGAGATAAATTTCCCCCACTTGCTGGCGCTGAGGGCCGCGCGGAGCATCTGAGCCACCCAGGCTTTGCGCTCCGCGCCTTTTTTGGTGCCCTGGATGTCCTTTTCTGCCTGCTCGATGAGCTGGAGCACGGTGGGCTTGACCGCCGCACCATAGCCCAGCCGGATGCAGCCAAGGGCGTAGAAGATGAAGCCGCCCAGCATGAGCACGAGGGCCACAGGGGCAGGAAGTGCGGTCAAAATATTACGAATCGCTTCCATGATTGGTAACTCCTTTCAAAAGATAGTTGTCGATTTCCGTGCGGCTCTTCTGCATCCCCTCGCGGTTGTTGCCGGACAGCTGCGCGTCCAAAAGGTTGCGTACCCCGTCGAGGGTAAGACGGCTCACTTCATCGATTTCTTCAAAGCGGCGCAAGTCACGGGCAAGGGCCTGCGTGTGTTGAAGCTGGCCATGCTCTAAGGTGCCGATGCGCTTGTCCAGCTCATCCAGCCGTTTATTCTGCGCATTGTCTGGGGCCTGTGCCTTTTTGATGTACTTGTGGATGATTTCCAGCACCTTGTCGATGGTGATGGCCGCAGCGCACAGGCTGCCCAGGATGCCAAGCACCCACAGCAAAGCTTCTTTTTCGGTCATTTGCCCTCCCGGAGACGGGTCAGGCCCTTCTTGCGGATGATACGGGGGTAATTGACGGTGGTCACGTTGAGGTCAACGTTGCCGGAGATGCCCGGCACGCGGCCTTTGCTGGTGTGCTGATGGGCATTGTACTTGAAATCCACCTTTGGGGTCTTGCCGGTGTAGTCCGCAAGCCATACGTCCCACCGGGAGGACAGCCTGGCCATATCCAGTTCGTATTTGTAGCCGGTGTAGGTGTAGAGTTGGGCATAAAAGCCCATCTTTTCCACCTGTTCCAGCGCGTAGGCGGCGAGGTTGGTGAGGTCGAGGGTGCTCATGGGCTTGAGCTTGTTTTCCTCCATGTCCACCGCGAGAGGCAAGGTCAGCTCCTTGCCGTACACCGCCTGCCGCACAAGGGCAAGCTCTGCATCGGCCATCGCTTCGCTGGTGGCGTAGGTGTAGTAGTAAACACCCACGTCCAGCCCGGCAGCACGGGCACAAGCGTAGTTGCGCTCAAAGGTCGGGTCGATGTACAGGCCGTCCGGTCTGCTGGACAGGCTGTGATTCGTGGACACCGTCTTGAGCATAGCGCCCCGGTATCCTGCGGCCTTGACCTTTGCCCAGTCGATTACGCCCTGATAGCGGCTCACGTCCACATAGCGGTAAGGCGGGTCGCCCTCCCAGTCGGTCACGGTGTTCACAGTGGGCACGTTCGGTGCAGGGGCAGGCTCTTCCTTGTCGGCGCTGTCACCGGCAGCGTGGGAGAGCGCAGAGAAGATATCCCGCAGGAAGTCAAACATCACTTTCCACCTCATAAAAACCCTCCTCCGTCAGCTTTTTCATCACGACATCCTTGTACCGGTCAGGAACATTGTCGATGGTAAAAGCGCCGTCAAAACGGTGCAGCTTGATTTGTGTCACATAGAACAGAACCATAGTATCCTCCTTACTGTGCGGCCAGCAGGTCAAGCATAGCCGCTTCCAGAGCAGCAAGGCGCTCTTCTGCGGTGGGCAGCTGTGCCTTTTCCTCTGCTTCCTTGCGGGCCTTTTCCTGTTCAGCCAGCTCTTCGGCGGTGTACAGCACATACCGCTGCACTTCCACCTCTTCGTCATAGGCTTCCTTTGCAGCCACTCCTGGCACGTCTACCACCTTCCAGCGGTCTTTTCCGCCGTTGGGATATGTCTTGTACTCGTAGTGGCTGACCTCTTCCACGCCCGCCACAGCATCGTGGTGGACAGTCTGGGTCTCAGGCTTGAGATAGCCTTTCGTCAGGTCGGGGTTTTCGATTTCTACGCCGTTACTGTCAATAATTTTCATGTGTGTTCCTTTCAGGCGACACGCCGCCAGATGTATGCGCAGTACGCCGGGGGTTGAACGGTATCTGATGCGCCGTAGATGGAGTTGGAACGGGAGGCTCTAAACACAGTTGAGCCTGTGTTCGTTTCTGTTTGACCTTGCGGAACACAAACATTTGTGGAAGAGCCCAGTTCAAAGCACCCTGTTGCATAGCCGGATTTAATAAATGCTCCGTTTTGTCCAATTAAAGCAAAAGTCCCTTCAATATTCGGCAGTCCTGCCTCTACCGTTGTACCAGCTGGATGCGTATCGCTTGCACCCATGATAAATCTGCCCTCAATGCGCTCCCATGTGCCGCCGTAAAGCTCTGCCGGGCTGGTTGCGTTTTCGCTGATGTACAGGCTGCCCACGGGGTGGTCTCGCTCGACTACCGCCGCAAGGACTTGCTGATAGATAGCATAGGCATCAGGGCCAATGCCGTTTTTGAGTTCTCCTAGCGCCATTGTTTCTCCTTTCAGTCGGTACGAAGCCAAATGTAAGTAAAGTATGCCGGGGGTTGGACGGTGTTGGATGCGCCGTAGATGGGGTTGGAGCGAGAGGCATCAAAATCCGCTTTTATATAACGTCCATCACCAGATGTATTTCGTGAATGGGCATCGGCTTCCGGTATAGCAGTAAGCGCTTGATTAGGGTTATAACCGCCGCCTCCGCTGTATGTCATCATACCATAAATCACACCCGTAATGTTCGGAAGTCCTGCCTCTACCGTTGTACCGGCCGGATGCGTATCGCTTGCGCCCATTAACACCCTATCTTGCGCTATCTTTTCCCATGTGCCGCCGCCAAAAGTTACGGACGGGTTTTCAGGGCTGATGGTCTGATAGATACTGCCTACAGGATGTGCCGCAAGCAGGAAGTTGGAATAGATGGAGCCGTCACCATAGAACCGGCCGCCATACTTGATGGGATACCACCGGGCAGAAATTTCCGCAGTCGGAATGTTGTGTGCACGGATACGGATAGCTCCAGTTCGAGTTTCTGGGTTTACAAGCATAGCTTTACCGGCTACGTCTGCGCTTGCAGGGTCGATACTGACAGATACCACAGTCGTGGACGTAACGTCTGCTGTAATATCAATGTAATGCGGGTACTCTGCAACTTCTGTGTCTGTCTGCCACCCCGTAATTGGAATAAAAAGATCGTGTGGATCGACGGAGTCTGCTTTGCCCGCCAGCGCATCGCCGGTAGCCTTTGCGTCGGCAGGGGCGTTTTCGATGCTCAGTGTTTTATCAGTAGTTGCTTTGGCCCCGGCCTCTTCCGAGTATTTCTTTGCATTGGCTTCACTGATTGCAGCGGCAGATGCACTGGATGCAGATGCATCAGCGAATGCGGCAGATTCGCCAGCTTTTGTGGTTGCAGTTCTGGCCTGTTCAGTGGCAGTAGCAGCAGAAGTAGAAGCCTCGTCTGCTTCTCGTTTTGCATTGGCTGCGCTTGTCTCTGCACTCTTTCGAGCCGCTTCGACTGCTTTAATCCAGTCCTCTTCTGTGCCAACATAGCCATACTTTACAGCAATGGCATAGGCGCTATAAGGGCCGATTTCGATTGTTTTGCTCATTCAAACGTCACCTCCAAAATTCCAGAGCCATTGTCTTGCATATTTATTTCGGTCAAGCTATCGCTTTTGACCATATAAAGAATGCCGTTCTTCTGCTCGAAATCCATCCAGCCGCCTTTATTTGCACTCTGTTCTGCAAGACGGGCGCTTTCAGCAGACTTTTCGGCTTGCTTCTGCGATTCTTGCGCGGATGTTTCGGCGTTTATTTCAGACCGTTTTGCGTTCAGTTCTGCTTTTTCGGCAGCAATTCTTGCAATGTCCGCACCTGCAACATCTGAAAGAGTGTTCAACGTTTCGGCATTCATAGGAGTGCCTTCAACGATTGGTTCGTCATTGCGGACAAGGGTGACGACTTCGGACGAGCCGTCCGGCTTAGTCATTGTCCATCGGTTTGGGTACTTCGCTTTTCGGTCAACAAAGTGCATAGTAAGGTTCACCTCCACAGACCGGCTCTGAGCAGTAGATTAGATGGTTGTTGGCTATCGTTTCGATATCAAGCAGAATTTCCTCGACCTGGTTGATAATCGTATAATGCAGGTAATTGAGGGAAGCGGGAGTTTCGGGAGTATCGTTTTTGCCACTGCACAAAGAACGAATAGCCTTGATATTGGAAATCCACCTGGAAGCATCTGCGACAGTCAGGTATCCGTTTACATCCCAATCGGTTTTGACTGAAACAGATGCATTCAGGATGGCCGCAATCTCTTGAATGCCGTTTTCAATGCGGTTGTAGTCCATGTAGCTTAGAGCGCCCTTCATGCCAGTGGCCCATTCTGCCTGCTCTTTCTCTGTCCACGTTCCTGCCTTTGCTTTCAATGCAAGCGCCTTGACTTGCGCAACATCATCATCGGTTCTGTCTGTAATCCACCGGGTCAACGAACATCAGCTCCTTCCAAAAGATATCCTTCGACCGTCCCGTGAAAACAGCCGGAATACTGATAAGAAAAACTTGTAGTCAGCAGTACAGAGGAATAGCCGAACTGGTGATGAACAAGGACGTAATCCAGCGCATCAAAGTGCGGGCTTGCACGATATTCCAATGTGACCTTGCGGCGGTTGGAAAGCACTTTGTACGCTTCTGTTAAAATATTCCTGCTCTGGCCGAGAATGCTTTGAGACAGCATTTCATTGTTGACAGTCTGCGTTGCTCCACCCCCTGCCGGGTTTTCTGGGTAAGAATACGTTTTGCTTGTAGTGCTCGAGCCATCGGAAGATTTCACATCAATCGAACAGGTTACATTTTTCAAAGGGGAAGAAAATGCAATTTCAGGCCAGCTGAAGTTGTTGACAATATCAATTTCACCGGCAATGTTTGCTTTTGCAGTAGAGATATCAGGAATGCGACCGATTACGATCACGCCTTCTCTGGTTTGATACATCGCCATGCCAGCTGCGTTAGCAACCATCTGTAAAATATCGGAATCCTTATAGTTGCCTTTATCCTGCTTTGTGATATCCGTGCTATATTGTTTCAGTTCATCGGAAATCTGAAACGTTGCCACGTTGTCGCTCAAAAGCTCCAGCGCATCGTAGGCCATCTCATAAAGAGTGCCGTACATCCTTCCTGTGTAGTTGGAAACCATAAGATAGCCAAAAGCATCACGGGCGGTAAAGCTGGCTTCGATACTATTAGATGGAACATTCCACTCAGACAAGAAAAACTTGCCACCTGTAATCCATTCTACCGTTCCGTCCAAGTCCATGCCGTACTCCACAGAGATAGGCTGACGCTCATACAGGTATTTGTAAAGACCTTCCGGGTTGATCGGGTTCCACTTCTGTGTGCTGTTATCCACCGTAAAAGTAATGCTATCATTCGGAAGTTGTCCGCTGATCGGGTCTCTTGTGGAATCATGCTTATACGAAAAGATGTCTTTCTTCTCAAACACAATGAATTGGCCCAGCTTCACCTGCTCAACTCGTGCACGCCGATTTTCCAAACACCACGACAAGATTTGAATGGAAATGGAATCGTAATTTGCAATTTCAAAGTCAATGTCAGTAGTGATAGAAGAATTGTCCGATACCGTTTTGGTGGATACGACTGTGCTTCCAGAATAAGCAGTCAGCTTAAAACTTGTTGGCCATTCATTGAATGTTGACGACCATGTAATGGTAATGCCAGGAATCGTCACGGCATGAACTTTACTGAACGAGAGCGTAATGATTGGGTGGTTTGAAATAGAAACACAATTTTCACTAACGTAACCAGCTTCTTGCGATTCCACGCTTCTGTCGAGCAAGGTATAATTGCCGTCCAAAACAGTGAAATTTAATTCTCCGGTAGAATATTTTGTGTAAGTCTGCAATTTACTGTCAACAATAGAGGATACATTGCTGAAGAATGTTTCGCCATTTGTGCTAGGAATCGCATCTTCTTGCAGACCCGGTTCCGTAACGCCATAGGTAATGCGTACAAACATCTCCGGTACAAGCGTTTCGGAAAACTTTTCAACCCACTTCTGAGAAGGTTGTACCATAAGCTACACCTCCACAAGCGCAATTGAGCAATCCGTCCAGCCCATCACATTACCGGTTTTAGGCCCGCGCCGCCACATACCAGATGTACGGTCTGAAACGTACATCTGCCGCGTATCATACCCGGCCTTTGCCTGATTATAAAAGCGAACAGTGCAGTAAAATCGTGTCGTGAACAGGCTAAGGATAGCGGCCCACTGCTGTGCGGTGAGGTAGTTCCATTTCAGAGATACTTTCGCTACATTATGCCGCACAACAGAGCCGACTACTTTGCCTTGAACGTTTCGTCCAGAATCCACAATGGTACTAGTTGTCGCTTCATAGGAGCTCGGTTCTGGCAGCTCTACGCCGTTTACCGTTACCAGTGCTGGAATCGCCATAAACTGCCACCTCCTTAGTAGCTATAAACTTCACTGCCCATCAAAGACTGTCCACGAGCGTTCTGCCGCTTCTCAACGGATGCTGTAATCTGCTTTCCGTCAAGGTAAATTTTGAGTTCCTTGCCACCGGTCAGTTCGTCACCATACCGCTGGAAGATGTCGAGGAATGCGTTGTAAGTGCCATTGTAGACAGATTCGCGCATTTCCTCTTCGTTGAAATCAACCGTTACAGTGGTGCTGCCACCATAAGAACCGGAGGATGCACCATTGTTTTTATCCCACTCTTTTGTGCCAGGATAAGAACCGTCTTTGTACTTTTCCAGAAGTTCCTTGTACTGCCGTTCGTAATCGGTTGGGTCTTTGGAATCGTCAAAGCCACTATTGGCCGCTTCTTGACGTTTGCGCTGGCTTTCCGCGCGGCTACTCGCAACATTGTCAGCCCAATCATAAAGAGGGTTGCTGATATGCCCCCATTTATCAAAGGGATTAAAGAAATTGCGTGCATCAATTAAAGCGTTTATTCCGGCAACGATGCCTTGAATCGCCGTTCCTAGAACGCGGAGAATTCCTTCAAAAACAATCGAGAAGAAATCTCCGATTCCATACCAAAGATTAGACAGGAACGAAGCGATGCTCTTGTTCTTATTGGCGAAATTGACAAGAGCACCAACCAGCATACCAATCAGGGAAATAACCAGCATGACAGGGTTTGCATCCATTGCAATATTCAAACTTGTCTGAGCAGACGTTGCAGCCATAGCAGAAGGGACAAACTGACTGATAAAGCTAGAAGCCATACCGGCAATGTTGTTCCAAACACTGCTCAAGCCCTGCGTCAGCCACTGCAAGCTGTTATTGGCAATGGACTTGATTTGTTTTCTCTGCTCATCATCCATTGCATGATAGAAATAGGAAGCGGCCCATGTGCCCAGCTTTTCAAGGTCTCCGTTAGAAATCGCATCCCACAGAGTGCCAATGCTGCCAAAGAAATCAGATTGCAAACTCTGGTCAATCTGCTGCCACTGGGTATCCAGACCGTTCAAGAACCCGGTAACGTAGTTGGTCGCCTGAGTAGAACCGGCAGCAATCAGAGCGTTGCCTTTTTCCTGCACAGCGTTTACAACGCCTTGCATAGCAGTGGTGACGTAGGAGACAGCAGCAGTGATACCGTTTGCAAGGCCTTGGTCAATGTAACCGCCAATCTCTGCAAACACCGTAGAAGGGGAGTGGATGCCGAGAACGTTCTTAACCTTGTCGATAACTGCGTTTCCAACATTTGCAACAGCATTTTTGGCCGTTTCAATCATGTTGTTCACGCCATCAATAAGACCTTGAATCAGATTCTTGCCAATATCAAAAAGGCTAAAATTGTCAAATGCTTCCTTGATTGCAGAAAGAATTTTTTTTGCAGTTTCAGTTACGCTAGAGATAGCATCGGTAATGCCTTTCTTCAACCCGGCGATAATGTATCCGCCTTGTTCAGCCATTACGGTAGATGGGGAATTGATTCCAAAGGCAGACTTAAAACCGTTGATAAATGGATTGAACACATTTTCAACAATCCAAGAAGCAACATTCGTGATTGCGTCTTGAATGCCGTAATAAATACCGTAGACGATATTCAGTCCAACATTATCGAACGGCCCCTCTGCTACTTTCTTTTCAAAATAATCGGCAATTCGAGAAACTAGACCACCCATGAAGTCGAGCGCTTCAATGAACGCTTCGCCAAAGAAACGACCTATGGCTTGAGCTAGCCCGGCCCAATCTACAGAAGTAACGGCTCTAATAGCAAAGTCAACGAGGTCTTGACCGAGCTGGTAAGAGTCTGTTCCAGCCAAGAAATCAGAAACAGCGTTAATGCTATCAGTGATAAAGTTGAAAAGAACTCTTGCAAGTTTTTCAATCTCAACATTTTGGAAAGCATCGGAAAGCTTATCAGTTAATTGCTTCCCAACACCAGTCCAATCTACTGTTGCTATCCAATCTGAAAGTTCGTGAAAGAATCCAGAAAAACCATCAATAAAGGCATTTAATACAGATGTCCAGTCAAGCCGTGACAGAAAGCCGCCAAGAAGCTCAAACTCGATAATGAATCGGTCTGCAAGTAATCGGCCAAATAAATCCCAGTCTACAGAATCCACGAGCCCGTTAATACCATCTGCAAAAACCGCTCCAAGAGAGGCCCAATCAACAGAATGGATGGCATCATAAATCATGCCCATAAGTTTATTTAGCTGTTCACCAATTTGGGTTCCGATTTGAAAAGAATCGAGAGATTTTAATTTTGCCTTAATCTCATCAACAGCGCTTCCAGCATAATCTTTGAACATATCATACTGGGAAAGGTCAACATCACCGAGCAGATTACCAGTAGCGCCACCACCAGAACCGGAAGAACCAGAGTTTTGTGAAGGGTCGATAATGTTTAATTCATCAAAACCCATCGTATAGTCTTTGGCTGCTTTTGCTGCCGATTTTGTAGCATCGGCGGTGTCATCCATAGCGTTGGCCACGCCACCAATATCTTTCTGTGTCTTGCTAAAATCGGTAAATTCAATTTTCTGTCCGAACACAGATACAAGAGAGACCACAAATTCTTTGATAAGGTCAACTGCCGCAATCAGAACGGGGAGAATCGCCTTAAATGCGGGATAAAGAAGCTGGCCAACAGCCTTCGCAAGCTGCGAAATTTCAGACTTCAAAATGCGTACCATATTGGCGGGGCTACTAATGGTCTGTGCAAGGTTGCCCTGCACATTGGCAGTCTGCTTCATAATGGCAATGTAACGCAGAACTGCCTTATCTGCCTGAGACAAACTAGAAACCTGTTTGTTAAATCCCAAAGCAAGAAGTTCCTGCTGTAACCGTGCCTGAGACAGATCAACGCCTAAACGGCGAATAGGCTCAAGTTCTCCAGAGATAGCAGAAGCAATTGCGGTAAAGGTAGTAGCAGTATCTTTATTCCAATAGGACGATTCGTCATAGGCAAGTTGGGTCAGGTTCTTGGATAAGATATACGCCTTATCGCTTGCCAGACCGAATGAAGTTGCAAGGCTTTGGATCGTAGCAATGTTTGTCATTGCTTCTGTCGGGTCGATGCCAAGCAGAGACTCCATCTTATTGATAAGCTCTGTTGCTTGACCGCTTAACTCGCCCATTGCGTTATTGAACAAGTCTGTTGCTTCATAAAAGTCATTGAACTTAGTAACGGCATTGGCAAGATAAGTGGCAATAGCTTTCAGAGAAACTAGCTGTGCTGCACGTTTCTTGATGGCTTCCAACTGGCTTGCCAAGCTTGAAAGGCTAGTACTTGCTTTCTGGTTTGCCGAAGAAAAGTGGGTTGTAGAATTGATAGCACTTTTAATTTTAGATGGAAGTGAAGAAAAAGAGCGCCCTACCTTGTCCAGCTTGGAAGCAAGTGGAGAAATAGCGGATGCCACTTTCTTACAAACTTCCGCAAAATCATCAAGCGTTTTAGAGTCCAGCTTCTTTGTAATGCTTGGAATTTTAGCAATGGAATTGATTGCGCTGCTTACGCTACGCAAACTCTTAATGGAAGAATCGCTAATAGAAGAAATAGGGGAAAGGCCGTTCTTTAAGCTGCTCATCTTACTGCCAAGCCCGGAAAAATCCGTGTTTCCAAGATTGACGGACGAAATTTTGTTCAAAGCATTAGCAACAGAGCGGATGCCTTTTGCGCTTTGAGTAAGGTCTACATTAGCAAGACCGTTCATAAAAGACGTGATTTTGCTAAGACCGTCCAGCCCAGTAGATGCGGTTTTAAGAGCGGAAATAGAAGCAGATAACTTATCCAGGCTACTGCAAACCTTTGCTACGTTACCCTTTGTCCGCAAATTAGAAATGGCGGTAGCGAGCTTGTCGATATTAAGCTCCGCACCGCTGGATTCCGCAGAGATTTCTACGGATAAGCTTGTAATATCAACATCAGCCATCACTACCACCATCCTTTTCCATCATGGAGAACATCATGCGCTTAATGCGCTCCTGTGCTTCTGCAGCACGTTGGTATTCATACTCTTCCTTCTCCTTTTGAGTAAGGGGAATCGGTCTATCCATGTACTTGATTGGTTTAGACCCTTTCTTTCGGAACATATTTCCAACCGTAGAGGAAAGCGCAGATGCCATGTAAAAACCATTTCTCCATGCTTCTGCATTGGCTCTGCGTTCTCGCAGCTCCTCTGCGTCACGGTATACCTTAGCCAGCCAGACATCACCGTGCCAGAACTGCTCGTAGGTCATGCCGATGGAGATGTAATAGGCTTCTACATCGTGGAACAGCTTGGAGAAGGAAAACGGTTCTCCTTCTCCGTCTGATTCCTGAGATTGTGCGGTTACACAATCTCCCACGTTGCGTTTTTTGCAGTCTTGTCCTCAGTATCAGTTGCCAGCAGAGACTTGGAAGCGTCCATGAACATCTCAAGCAGCGCAGCCATCAGCTCTTCCTTCTCGTCGATGTGGGCAAACATTTCGTCCACGACTTTACGCTTGATGCCACGATTTCGGGCGATAAACGCGCCGTAGAACAGGGCGCGGGAGTTGGACAGCAGGTTGGTCATCTGGGTGTACTGGCCAATCTGAAAGCCTGCACGTTCGGTGGCTTCCACGCTGTCACGAGTGAAGGTCAGCTCATAAGTGTTCTTGCCATCGGGGGAATGAAAGTTGATAACCTTAGCAGCCATAATAAATGCTCTCCTTTATAAATAGGGGCAGAACCAAATCCGATGTTCAGTTCTGCCCGGTTTGATTGATTCGATTTTTGCGGTTTAGCCGCCATTGACAGTCAGGGTCTCGCTGAACTCAGGCTTCTTGGTGAAGATGCAGTTGATGGTCATTTCCACAACCTCGTCCACGCCAAAGCCGGACAGGCCAACCTGATGCATACCCTGCCAAGTGAAGCCGGAGCCGTCCTGCATCTTCAGGGCGTAATACTTCACGGCGTTGCTCTCAGAAGTCTCATCGTAGCCAGCTTCCTTGACCTTCTTGTAGTCGGTCTTGTTGTAGTTGGCAGTGAAAGACTTGGTGTCGCTCTGGATGATGCCAAAAATGTTGACCTGCATGGGGTCAGACAGAGTGGTGGCATCCAGAAGGTTCGGTTCGGAGATCAGGTCGGGCACATCCTTGATGTCGCACAGCTTCGTCAGGGCGGTTGCGCTGTCGCCACAATACAGGGTGGTATTCAGACCGGAGATAGCAGTACTCATAGAATGTTTACCTCCTTAGTTTCGGTAAATCATTCCGTCCTCTCCGATTGTTGCCCCATAGCTGCAATCAATCCGATAGACGGAATTGTTGTACAGCCCATTCAACGGGGCAAACGATTTTCGATAGAAATTGAGCGGTTCCAATACAGAATCCACGATGTCCACAATGGAGCGGGCTTCTGCAATGCGTCCGCTGGTTTTGTTGGAATAGACACGCACACGCAGGGAAACGGCAGCATACTTGCTTCGGTTTGCAGAATCCCGATGAACCGGGATGTTGCTGTTTTCCTCTATCTGCACACACGGAAACTTCTTGACGTTGCTGTCGTTGATTTCACCGGTGACAAAGATGCCGGGAACCTGCTTCCGAAGTTCGATCGCAACAGCCGTGAAGATGGAATTGAAATAATCAATCAACTATTCCAGACCTCCTTCCACGTTGCTTCTACTTGAGAAGCCATTTCTTCAACAGCTCCCCACATAGCCATAGCTGGCTCGTTGCCATCGGTGTAGTTCAACTGACCTTTGCCATCCACCTGCTTAACAGGCGTTCCAGCGTTGCCAGATTCGCCGTAGTAGTACCAGCGGCGTTGTGCGCCGTGTCCTTTACCGTAAGAGCCATGCGCGCCGACACCGGGCGGAAGCTGTCCACCATATCCGTTATGATGTGCGCCAGTGCCAAACTCGATAAAGGCAACTGCCTTTCCGTGAGCTACAATCGCAAAGCCATTAGGTCTCTGTACAGGGTCGTGTTCAACCGTAACATCGTTGTCTCCAGCGTACTGTGCGTTAGCAAACCGCACCGTTGCAACGTCAATGCCTTTTTGAGCTAGTGCCCTTGCAAACTCCTTCGCCTTTTGGTTCAGGGTGGTCTTGTACTCCTGTATCTGACGTTCCGCATCACGAAGTCCGGCATCGCTCAACCTCACTTTAATTTTCACTTGCAGCCACCTCTTTCAGCGCATACAACGTGTCCGTGATATGCTCTGCGACCTTGACCACAATGTAATTGAAAGGCTTTGAAACATCCGTCTGAAACCAGACGTGCGTACCCTCATAAAGTGGAGTGTTATGCTTTTTGCTGGACGAGCTGACCACATAGCTGTAATCCGTGAATGCTCCAAAAGGGCTTGCTTCTGCAGCGCCGGTAGGCGGGCTGACGTTCAGCATCAGTTTTGCGGGAGTGCTCCACGATTCGTATGCGGATTCGCCAGTCTCGTTTCCCCACTCGTCCACAACAGGCGTTTTCTCTCCAACCGGGTTTGAATACCACAGCGGGCGCTTGTCCAGCGGGCTTCCATTGAACATCAGCCGATAACACCTACTCTCGGAACTACTTCGTTCAGCAGGGACTGCGCCACATCGGAGCTTTCCCACACACGAGTAATGCCGTTGTTGGTATAGCTCGTCTGTCCGTTTGCGCCGATGTGGTTGTACAGTTCCGCTGCAATGCGTATCTGCAACGACTGATACTGCGATGGCAACTCGTCTGGTCTGTTGCCGAAAGGGTAGCCCTGCGCAAATATCTTGTCTTTGGCGAAATCAAGCAACAGGTCGAAGAGTGGGTAGTCCTCGTCCGTGACTTCACGGTCAAGTGCAGGGGCGATGTACTGTCCCAGCTTGACTGCCGCTTCGGAATACTGGTCTCCCATGCTGCTTTCCTCCTTTCGCCTTAGTAAGCCTTGATGCAGTACACAGCGTCCATGCGTTCAAAGGACGGCAGGACGATTTCAGAAGCATAGACGTTGGCGTTGACCGGGTGAACGGTCAGCTCAGTGGTGATGGCAACGCCAGTGTTCACGATGGACACGGATGCGCCAGACTGACCAGACAGCAGGTCGGCCTCTTCAGGAGTAGTGCCGTACCAAGTGCTGCCCAGAGCGCCAGAAGGAGCAACCACCACCATGCCGTCAGGCAGGTACTTTTCACTTGCACTGTACTGGTCTGCCTTGAACATCTTGTCGTACAGATGGATGGTCAGCCCAGTTGCGGATTCGACAATCTGCCGTGCTTCGGCGTCCAGCAGAACGGCGTTTGCCTTTGCGGTGACGGTCATGAACCGATTCTTCACCTCGTCCGCAGCGATCATGTTGCGGAAGGTGGCAGTGTTCATGTACACTTCGGTCACAACCTCGCCAACGCTTGCCAGGACAGCGTCCTTTGCGGCATTCAGGTCGGCAATGGGGGTAGCGGTGGTGACATTCCACTTGGACTTTGCAACAGAGACTTCCTTGTAGTTGGTGGACTTCCAAGTGCCGTCCGGGTCGTAGTTATAGGTGTAGTTCACGCCGTTTGCCTTGATGGTGATGCCGGGAACGCCACTGGTGGGAGCCAGCAGCTGCCAGATCATGCGCTCAGGAACGATACGAGCGCCAGTGATAAGCTGTGCGGTGTCATCGTACAGACGGTTCATCACATCACGAGCGTAAGGGTCGTTGCTGTCCAGAACACGCAGAATTTCCTGACGGTCTTTCTCGCCCAGATGGTAGCCCTCACGGAAGAACGGCATCTCGGTCTCATCGAACTTGAAGCCCTCGCGGGTGCGGAACGTAGCCTTTGCGTCAAATGCGCTTGGCATCAGAGAAACGCCAACGCCCTTGTGACCGCGCAGCCACTTCAGGTCAAGACCGGCCTTCTTCTTTGCAGGGAACAGCGCATCAGATGCAAAAGGCATCGCATTGGTAGGGTCATTCGTCCAATAGGCGGCAATCGCAGCCGGGGCAAAGACTTCCTTAAGATTCAGTGCCATGTTGTTTTACCTCCTATTAAGCGTTCACGCTGATGTTGTCACGGCAGAAGATGCCGGGAACGGCAGTCTTGAGTGCCTTGATTGCGTCAGCGTCAAAGGTGAAGCTGGAACTTGCTGCTGCCTTCTTGGTGTCGATAACGCCACGAATCAGCAGGGCAGCATTGGGGTTCTCTGCCGGGTCAACGTCATACAGCAGGATGCCATCAGCGTTGATGGTCTTAGAACCAGTCTCGCCAGCAGCAACAGCTTTCTTGCCAGCCAGCGTCATGGGATAGCCAGCCTTAACCGCAGCAGTTTCGGTCACGGTAAAGGGAATGGCGGTGTAGTCATTGGAAGCAAGGATGGTATCGTTGATTCCGTTGACCGTGTTTCGGGTAAACTTCATGTTTTCCTCCTTGTTAATGGAAAGCACTCATTGCGTCACTCGATGCCTTAGAAGTATTTGCGTTCTGCTGTGCAAGGCTCTTAGCAAACGCCACGCCCTCACTGTCAGAGCCGACTTTGCCATCCGCACCCGGAGGCGTGGGCATATCCTTTAGCAGGGAAGCCTTGTATGCGGTGTCATGGGCGGTCATAAACTCCGACTGGAACTTAAACACTTTGTCCATGTCGCCGTCAGCCAGTGCAGATGCAGCCTTGCCAGCCAGTTCAGCGTCATAACCCTGCGCAACGAACTTTTCACGGTAAGATGCAAGGGTTTTTTCCTTGACGAGGTTTTCCTTGTCGGCAGTCAGGGCTTCAATCTGTTTCTGCATTTCTGCCAGTTTGTCAGCCTGTTCCTGCGCGGCGTTCTCGTCATCGGTACGCTTTGCCTTGAGCTGCTTCTTGTACTCGGCGGCTTCGCCGTTGGCTTTCGTCACGGCGTTGCGCAGCTTCTCAATCTCTGTGTTAGGGTCTGCAACCTTTTCAAGCGCAGAAATGATTTCATCGGCGGTCATGCCCTCTTTGTAGGCATCACCAAGTAACGCTTTGTAGTTCATATTGTTAATTTCCTCCTGCGTTTTTTTACCGTTGCTTCCCTGCAACGCTGCGAAATTTGTATCCCGGCTTCCCTGCCGGAATATATCAGCCCGCTAATGCGGATTGATTCTGAATTATGCACACAACAGATTGTGTGCGTTCGTCTTGGCAATGAAGTCTTTAACTGCGGTATATTCCCATCCGCAATCCACAAGACCACTTACCAAACATTCCATAGACTGAATTGCCCGAAGTTCTTCTTGCGTAAAGCAATCGCGCAAATTATCAGACGCTTTGATTTTATATTTTTCACGAAGCTGCGCAGCGTTCATTCCAAACAAAACTTTGTAAATGACATTGGTATACGTGGAGTACGCATGACCGTGCATCCGCTCATTTTCGGCGGACTGTTGCAAAGCCTTTGTAAGAGCTTGCCGAACAGCAATGCCTTTTTCGCGTTCAATCAGTTTTCCGCGCAATGCGCTTTCCATTGCGTTAAACTGCTTGATATACGTTTCCTTAAATCGCATTGCCAATTCGCCAGTGTATCCCATCGCAAGGAGAACGAATCCATCCCTTGTCACAAGAAACATAGGCTGTTGCTTTCCTTGCGAATTTTCATAAGAGGACTGCACGAAATTGTGCAGTCGAAATTCTTCGGAGCATCCGATTTCACGAATGTCTTGAAGAACACGGCGATGCTCTTTCCCGAATGTTTCAGCAATATCTAAGCTAGAAACAACGGTACGTTCTTCATGGTTGATTTTTGCGATTTCAACTAACATTTCTATCCATCCTTCCTATTTGTGGATTTTGAATGTTCTGATATATGCAAAGGGCTATTCGCCCTTTGTTTATTTATTGGTATCGGCAGACTGTTCATCTGCTATGTTCCCGAAATTTATGTCGGTAGCATCTTGTTTAGGCTGTTCCTGCGGCTTCGGTGCTTTCCCATCCTCGCCCAGCTTGCCAGCGGCAATCAGGAAAGGTTTGCTCATTTCGTAAGCAGCCTGCGGGTCAGGGAACAGACCGGGCGTAGTAAATGCCAGCTGCGGGTCAATTGGCTGCTGAATCATCTGTGCGAAAATTTGAACCTTGCTCTGCTGGTTATCGTACTGACGGCGGGGCAACTTGATGTTGATGTCACTTGCCATCAGCTTAGAACCAGCCGTATCACGCAGGATTTTCAGCATCACAGACAGGCTTTGACGTTCAGCGAACTTGAACATATTCTCGTACTGCTGCGCCCTTGCTTCTGTGTGATTCCAGCCGTTGCGGACAATGACTGCGCCCACGTTGTCAGACGTTGCGTTCTCGCTGCCAGTTGCACTAGGCATGGCAGTAAGGCTGCGGTACACGTTCAACATGGAATCAAGCAGGGTCTGGCTCTGCTGCTGGTCAAGCTCATTTGCAATCTGCGAAACAGATGCGGGCAGACCAGAAGTGGATTTCAGGCACATTGCGCCAAGCTCTTTTACTTGGTCAAGCGCATCCTTGTCCACAAGGCAATTGGTAAACACCATGATGGACTGAATGAACTGCGCCACACCGTCTAGCCGGTTGCTTTCAAGGTCGTTGATGGCATCCAGAACGGGAATAGCCGGTTCAAACAGACCCATACGCTCTGGGTTGAGCTTGTATTCGACCATCGGAAGCATTCCAAGAGAATGGTTCTCCGATTTTGTGACCTTGCCGTTGTCGATTTCAAAGTACTGGTTCGGCGTATACACGCAAATCAGGTCGTTCAGGTCATTCTGATAATTGCGTGGGATATGCAGCACGTTGGCAATAGGCTTGTGACCGATGCCGGAGTTGTAAATCACATACGCCATGTCGGGGTCTGGAACGTCCACCAGCAAGGGCGTTTCGTCTGGGTAGTTGCCGTTGTACCCCTTGTCAGGAAGAACAATGCGGTATCCCTGTCCGCACTCCAACATCCACTGCCAGAGCCGCCGATCAAGCGCGTCCTTGCCCTCATACTGCAAAGCGTTAGACAGCCGGGCGATTTCCTCGCCGTCACCTGTTGCCGTTTCAGACCGCACATAAGAGCACGGCGTGCCACTCATATAACCTGTGTAAAAGCCCACGCACTCATTGGCGTGGTTCTCAACAATGCGGTTAGTGATTTCAGCATGGTACTCCTTTGTGCGGTGGAGGACAGGCTGGCTGCCCAAGTAGTAGTTGTGCAGGAAACGAATCTCATTCTTGTTCAGCAGATGAATAGGCTCTGCCTTTCCCATTACCACTTTCAGCACGTTCTCCCGATTGATTTCCGTCTCCGGCGTTTCAATCGGTCTGCGTCCGGTCAGCGGATTATTCAAAAATCCGCCAACGACTATCTGATACTCAGCCATGTGTTCCTCCTTTCCGGCAAAATAAAAAAGCGCAGCAAGAAAAACCTGTTAAGGTCTATCTCACTGCGCCAAAACTGCGCTTCAAAAGCTATTTACTTTTCCGGTGGATGGATGATTTTCACCCATCCTTCCCTTGTGTCTCCTTCGATTACGCCCTTGCATCTGTCACACTTGAAATGGTATCGTCCGTCTACTTCGCCAAGATAGCGGTTGCAGCGGACGTTCTTATAGATTGGGTTTTGCCTGATACAAGGACAACAGATTCTAACTAGCATGGTCGCTCCTTTCGTTGGATTTCTGGAAACAGGCTGTTGAGCACAGACCTGTCGGAAGCTACTGGGAAACTGTTCGCACTTCCAGCCGTGCTATTTTCCGCCCCGGAAAACCTTCGCAGTCTTTATGTTTGCCGGACAGGCAATGGTTCGGGCTGCGATTCGGACGCGGAAGCCGGATTTGAACCAGCGACCTCTTGGTAACCAAGCGAGCTACCTGACTGCTCCACTCCGCGATAGAAACCCGGCTTGATTGGTTAACCGCTGCTCTTTGCAAAAGGAGAAAATTCAAAAAAGCCTTTTACATCGAGAGCCGGGAATAGCGGTGAGGTGTCAAAAGAGAAATCCCATGCAAAGCAAGAGGATAGTTGTGCTGCGTAGCGGGTTTGAACCGCTTCGTGTCAGTTGGTGGAGTACAAACAACGTTCCGTCCACTCGGAAACGCAACATATAATCCCCACGACAGAGAAAGGCAGCTGTCGTGGGTGAGCAAGAAAGGAAGGTAATGCAACAAACTGACGAGTAAAAATGACTAAAACCACGTCAATGCAATACCTAGAGGAAGCTGCAAATCTTCCTAGTACTATTGTAAGCCATGTCAATAGGCAAATCAAATTTTAATGCCTACGCACCCGGCTATTTAGGGGAATTATTAAAATGGCCTCTTGACAGGCTCAATTTTACTGATTCCGTTATACAATTCATCGGCAAGCTGTGCCAGACTATCCGGTGCATCATCGTGCGGAACTTTGCCAAGCTGCGTGAACATCGTCACCTGCTCCATGAACGCTTTGTACTCTTTCGACTGGTGCTTTTCATCAAGGAAATAAAACCGTTTGATATCCGGCGCATACTGGATGATTCTCGATAGCTTGCTTTGACCACTTGGCGCACGCTGGCTGCGGACAGAACAGTGATAGCCCTGCTGCCGGAGCTGGCTGTCCACCACGTCACAGTATTCATCGCCGCCGTTGTTTGCTTCTCCGCGCACCACATTGATTTTATGCTGGATAATTTTGCCCACGACTTCCGGTCTAGTCACGGTCTTATCGCCATTATTGAACACAAGATCAGGGATGAACACGGCATCGCCGTACACATAAGCAATAGGACAGGCGGTAAAGTCACCGCCACCCCATGCAATATCCATGACCATGAGCTTGCGATCAGACTCACCGTCAGGCAAAACGCCGTTAAAATACCGAAGTTCATCGGCAGGGAAGAGCAGACCTTCACGCACATAAGGCTTACCCATGTACTTCGCCCACCATGTTGCATCGTCAATACTGGCTTTCATGTCGGCGTAGTAGGCATCGTCAAATCCGACGCCATAGTCATAGTTGAAGTTGCTGTGTCCGTTCTCGTCCACCGCAGGAATCACCCGGAATCTGTACTTCGGATTGTCTGCATACTGGTTTTGGATGCGTCCCAGAGGGTCAAGCACGTTCCAGCGTGTACCGACCATCAGCTCCAATGCACCTTGCTTTTTACGGTCTTTCAGCTGGTTTAGATAGGCATCATACTTGTTGTTCAGGCGCTCAACATTCAGGCTTTCCTCCAAGTCCTCGATCAAGTCATCGCTGTACAGAACGCCACCTTCGCCGATTTCAACAGCGCCAGTCAGAGTGCCACCAATGGAGCGGCAAGTTAAGGTTGGGAATCGCTTTTTGCGGTTTAGGTCAACGCTTTCGTCCTTTGCACTCTTATCCACAAGCTGAACGTCAGGGAAGATTTTGCCCCAGTTGTAGGTCACAGGGTCAGTGATAATGGACAGCACTTCGCCGTAGAAGCCGTTGGTCAGCTTGTCAGAATGCCCGCTCATAACCGATGCAACGTCAGGGCGGTTGCCCATCAACCATGTGATGAAGAAAATGCATAGGGTACTGTTATGGGTGGGAATCAGCCGCTTCCCAGCGCAGTACACGCAACCCTCAACCTGAATGCAATTGCCCTGCTTCGGCTCGATGCGCTCAAATCCACAGAACGCTACACGGCGAGGTTTGGAGAACTCCTTTAACTGCTTGCGAGGAACAACGCAGGGAATAGGGCATGTAGGATTAAAAGAGATGGAATAAACTGTCAGATTGCCTTTAATGCCACTAGATGATACACGAGGTGGATATTCAACCACGCTGCATCTCCATCCAAAAGTAGAAACCAGCGTGACAAAATCATCTCTCATTTGTGGCTCTGTGGTAGAAAAAGCGTACCGATGCTCTTTTGCCCGTAACGTACCGTCTGTATCGAGCAGACCGGCAAGCAATTCCATACGCTGTGCAATGCTGGCTGTGAAGTATTCTTCTGGGATGTGCTTCACGCAGCGGCTGTGGCTATGGCACATATCGCCTTTTTGGAGTGCCTGTCGCAAGCCAGAGAATCCGTAGTACTCAACGCCAGTATCCTTATGAACCGTGTGCCAGCTAACAGGGTATCCATCGTTAATAACACGCTCAACAATCATTCGATCACAAGGAGGTTCGCAAATATCCGGATGCTGATTGCGACCATCGCCAAGCCATGCGCCCAATGTGTACGGCTCAACAGGCAGTTTCTTATATTCTCCCTCGACAAAATTTTTGAACGGAACCTGATAGCAGAATCTTATACCGTCCTTTGTGTCGGCAACATAATCCTCCATCATCCGCTTGGTTTCGATTACATCAAATCCGTTCTTATGCCGGTTAAAGACCGGCCACTCGTGGTTTTCGTGGCAGTCAATGTATGTGCCGTCAGAGAAATGGCAACGCACATCAAGCTGACACTTAGGCGAAACTGCCAGCACCTTCACAAACTGGCCTTTCGGGCTGATGACTTCATCGCCAACCTGCAAATCGCCGTGATTCTTCCACCCACTTCTTGTTAAAATCGGCGTATCATCACTCAAAGCCTTGCCCACGCGAGCCGGAAGACTGACCCCCAAGAAATCTATCCGCTTATAGAACAAGTCCTCTAGGTCATTTGCCAGAACTTTCAGCACTCTGCGTCTGGGCTGATAGAACTTCTTCTCCGGCGCACGATTCCATTCAAGGTAGATGCAATAGCTGTCAAACACATCTTTCGCTTCAAACAGGTACGTCCGGCTGATAATATCATAGACCTTTGCCACGTCCTCGCCTGTTTTCATCTTGCCCATCATGGCTGCACAGACAGAGCGCAGTTCGCCAGAGTATTTGTAGGCATCGAACCGCTTGTCTTGCGGCAGAGCGTCCCTCAAGTTCACGACCGCCTGAAACCAGTCCTCATAGACCTGTGCTTCGGTCGGATTCTGTTTTGCATACGCTTTGATGCTGTCGATGATGGCAATGCACTGTTTTGGCTGCATAAAAAATAGGCACCCCCTACCTGAAAATGTAAAGAGTGCCTACAACTGCACAAAAATAAAATATTCGGTTTTATAATTTCACTTCAGAAAATTATTTACTAAAATCCATCTTAATAAATGGGTTGCACAGTTTATTTGACTTCTTCTGCAAGCTGGTTGAGCCTGCGTTTCAACTCGTTTGCATCATAGTACAAAGCGTCTGCAATGGCATTGAGAATGTCGGGCTTGTCGGTGTAATCGCACAGCGTTTCAATGAGTTTCAAGCTCTGTTCTGACAATTTTGCGGTTTTCATGCTATTTCCCCTTTCTAATTTGGTTTTATTCTAGGTTGCGAACAATGTCAACTGAAAATATCACAAAACGCACCTCGCAACCACAACTACGATGAAGAACCCGGTAAGCAATCCAACGACTGCCCCCGCAAGCCAGTCATACGAGTTTCTGTTGTTCCACTTATCCATAGGCTCTTGCTCCTTTCACCTGTTCTGTTCAGCAATCCGATACCATGTCTGGCGGGTCACACCAAGCTGCTTGGCAGCATCGGTGACGGTCAAAAGATTTTGCGAAACCTTTTCGTAAAGTTCCTTATACAAAGAAAAATTATAAGAGGTTGGTTTTCTTCCCTTATATTTCCCAGCGGCCTTTGCCTTTGCAATTCCATCAAGAAATCTTCTCTTATATTCGGTTTTATCTTCTTCTGCGTCAATAATCGGATAGCCTTTTTCCTTCAGCTTATATTTTGTCGAAATTTCCATTGCTCTTGCAACATCTCTAGGCAATTCATCAGAGATTTTCAGAGTGACGCATTCGTACTTATCCAAAAACTGTTTGAATGTCTCGCTCCTCTTTTTAATGTCTTTGTATCTTCCTTTTCTGCCCATGCCAACATAAAATGGCGTGAGTTCTTTGTGTTCAATGAAAAACCAGATATACACGCAATAATGTTTTTCATCTTCTGACAACTTTTCCATTTGCTTTTCAAAGTCCATATTTTCTCCTTTGTTATTGCGGACTCCCAAAAGAAATGGTATAATACTTATACTACCATTTCTTTCTGTTGATGGATTAGTGGTGGTCACTTTGGCGGTAGTTCTGTGGTGGGACTGCCGCCTTTTCTATTAAAAACTGCAATCGCAATTTTTACAAAATAGGTTCCTGCTTTCCTTTTACCCATTCATCACTTTTACCGTAACGGTAATAGCCCTCATAGGTCTTTCTGTTTCCAAGAATGGATTGAATTGTGCTAGATGTAAACGGCTTTCCATTTCTGCCGCAGTAACCTTCTTCATTCAATTTGTCCGCTACGCCACGAATTGTATTGCCAGCATCACGCAATTCAAAAGCACGACGAACAATTATCGCTTCATCTTCTTTGATCGAAAGTTCACCATCCTTAACCTCGTACCCCATAGGAGCCTTGCCGCCGCTATAGCCGCCACTTGCAGCCTTAATGGCTCTGCCGCTAGAAGTCCTTTTCGTGATGTTCTCACGCTCCATTTGAGCGCAGCAAAGGGTAAAAGCTTCAAGCATTGTAGAAAAAACTCCCATTTTCCCAAAATCTTCCGCAACGCTAATAAGAGAAATCTCTTTTTTGAGCAGAAGCATCTTGTAATAATAATAAACGTTGATATCTCTTGCAACTCGATCACTTTTTGCAACAACAACCGCTTCATATGGAGGATTAGAAACATCGCCATACACAATACTGTCAAATCCCGGCCTTTCCTTTGCGCCAGATTCGCCAGCATCAGTAAACCACTTGATGATATTCATATCATTCTTGCGGCAGTATTCTTCGATTTGCTCTTTCTGGGCTTCCATTCCGAATTTATCTTCGCCACATTGCCCATCCGTGGAAACTCTGACATACGCAGCCACATTCTTCATTTTTACCAGCTCTCTTTCTTGACCCTATTATACACCATGTACGTTTAATCGTCAAGAGAAAGTTTGCGTATTTTTAGCTTTTTACTATCAATAGGGTGGTCAAAGGGCTGTAAACTTTTTCGTTGCTTTACAAACTGTATACTTGAATAGTAGCCTTACGAATTATCGAAAAATAATTTTCAAGTTACTATAACTAGGGTAAACTAATCCGTTTACGAAAGTACTATCAAATAACGTAAATTTACGTTAGAATGAGTAAAAATCAGAAATATCTGATGCAAATTATACAAATTGGGCTGTTGACAACTATATACAAAGCGTCTATAATCTAAGACAGCAGAACACACGATGAATCAGCCAACAACGGTAGATTTATCCTTTGTGGCATAAAAAATAGGCCGTCAGTATACCGACCAAAGTAGCACTGACGACCTATTCCACCACAAAACAGAAGCTGCGCAACCAAGGGCGCAGTCTCGGTTTCTGTCAATTATTATAGCAGAAGCAGACCGCTTCTGCAATAGAAAGGAGCAAAAAACATGAACTTTCCCACGACAACCGAAGAATTTCTGAAAACACTCGCCCACGGCAAAGAACCGACCAGCGAGGACATGGAGTACGCAGAAGCTCTGGGCAAGCTGTCCGAACTGAACTACCGGGCAGGGTACGAAGCGGGACGTAAAGAAAAGTAACATAATTTCGGCAATTCGTATGTATTATAAATTACATCGTAAAATCGTTTGAAATTATTTACTTCACAAGAAAAAGTGGTATAATATTATCACACAGAAAGGAGGTGAGCGAACATGACTTTAACCAAGCACCGCAATGGCAAACAGGCCAATGTGAACATGGACACGGCAACGCTGGAAAAGGTGGATAACTACTGCCTGACACTGGACATTAGCCGTAGCCAGTTCATGCGTAAGGCCGCTGCCGAGTATCTGCGAAGCCATCCGCTGCCCAATGAAAACGAAAAATGATACGCTCGCTAAAGTTTGCCGACAGCAGCGAACGTATCATAACACATCCAGAGAGTATAGACCCTCTTTGGGTTATTATACCAGAGATGGCCTGCTCTCGCAAGATAGAAAGGCTAAATTTCTATGAATAATAATCTTGAAACCATCCGAATCTTCTCTGAAGATGTTATCCCAGTGTACGACACTGACACCGGCGAAAAGGTTGTGCTTGGTCGGGAGCTGCACGAAAAGCTCAAAATCAAGACCCCTTATCACATCTGGTTTCCCCGTATGGTGGAATACGGGTTTGTCGATGGAACGGACTATTTTACGGAGAACAAAAATGTTCACCGTGAAGATGGGCGTAAAATGCCACAGGTTCAAATCGACCACATCATCAAGCTGGACATGGCAAAGCACATTGCAATGATTCAGCGGACACCTGAGGGCATGGAGATTCGCCAGAAGCTGATCGACCTTGAGAAGAATGTGTCTGTCAACCAGTTCGCAGGGCTTTCTAAGGAGCTGCAAGCAATCCTTGTGATTGACCAGCGCACCATGAAGCAGGAGCAGCGCATTTCCGCTCTTGAGAACACTATGACCATCGACTACAACCAGCAGCGTGTGTTGAAGCGTGTCGTGAACACGGTAGTCATCAACGCTCTTGGCGGCATGGACAGCCCGGCCTACAAGAGCCGCAGCGTCTCTCAAAAGCTGTTCATGGAATGCAACCGAGACATTCAGGACTGGTTCAATGTAAACAGCAGAAACAACGTGCCGAAGAAGCGGTTTGATGAAGCTGTCGAGTACATCAAGAAGTGGAGACCGTGTGCGAACTCCGTTATGTTGGTTCAGGTCACAAACGGCCAGACTCAGATGCCCATGTGAAAGGAGAATAACTATGCTTACCTCAGATAAGATTCAGGATATGGGGGAATACCTCAACTACGCTTTCGAGACCATGCTGAAGCTTTGGCGCACTGTTGACTACGGCGAGTGCGTCCACGAGCCTGTTATCGCTTGTGACGGAAAGGTTGTCGATAGCGGTCAGCTTTCCTTTGAACCGGACGAAAACGGCGAGATTGAGCCGGTTCTGCTCCGGGACAACAAGTGCATCATGCACGATGTGAAGTATTGGATGCCCTTGCCCAATGTTGAGTACCATCCCTATCACGATAAAATCGTGAAGTAAACAACCTATAAGAAAAGCCAGTGGTTAGAGAACATCTAGCCGCTGGCTTTTTGTGTTATGCGATTATCCTTCTACAAGGTCTGCGATGGCTCCTATTGCTCCTATAAAGCTCATTTTGTATTTCTCCATTTATTTAACTGGCGTTAATAGAATTTTCGTGCCAATCGAAAGCTCGATATGGTAACCGTCTTTAATGGTAACATTCTGCTTTTCGCCAGCTTTTTCAAATTTCAGTACATCGCTCGCATCGTCAGAATTTGCATCAGACACAACAAATACTGTCGCTTCTTTGTTTTGATTTTCAACTTCGTATGTGCCAGTCGGAACCATGTACCAGATATATTTATAACCGCTCTTGTTTGTTTCTTCTTTTCCATAATCGCCAAGAACTTCATCAACTAAAACAATAGAGCCGTTCTCTTCTACGGCTTCTTCCGAAGTAGCAGACGAACTTTCGGGTTCTGCCTTTACAGATGCCGCAACGGATGATGTTGGTTTTTCGCTTTCAGAGCCAGCCGCAGTATCTGTTTTGTTACGAGGACTTATCAAATCCATAATAAAAGCCAATACGAACATTGCCATAAGGATTTTGAACCACAGCCGCTTATAAGCTGGTTTTGGTGGTGTATTCTCTCCACCACACTGCGGACAGGTTTTAGCGGTAGCCGCTATCCTTGCGCCGCAGTGTTTACACTTTACGAGTTTTGCCATTTTACAATGCCCCTTTCTTACGGTCAAGTATAGCACAGATTAGACCGGGAGAGGGGTCTTTTTTTATTTTTTGGAAAATTTGGAGACTTGCACAATCAGATAGGTTTCGTTTTGTGAAGGTGGGGTGGGTATTGACAAGAGGAACGCCGAAAACGCCTTTTTTGAATTTTTTCTACGCGAGGGGCCGACCACCCCACCCCCGGCTCTCCCTGTATACCCCGCCGGTCAACTCCTGCCAGCCCCAGCGCACCCGGAACGGCTACACATCACAGGCAGCAGGGCAGACCATGCGGGGGCGATCGGAACGGCGGCAAGCGCTGGGGCGCTCAGTGCTTGTATGTTGCGTGTGCAACGTTTTTATATGCTTGTACGTTTAATCTTGAATATACTATTGACTTGTACGTTTAATCATGTATAATAGTAAATGTACAGAGGATGTACACCACCACACCACCACCAAAACAGGAGGACAAAAACCATGAAAAGAACCTCTAGTATGACCTACTACGAAACAGACGAGAGCAGAGAGCTTGAATTGTACACCACCAACAACGGCGGCTTGTACCGTCAAATGATAACACCCATTATTAACAGCCTACGCAAAAAGTACCAGCGCGGAACCTATGACGCAGACAAGGCCGTTGACCTCTGGTATAACGTAGCTACTGAGGGAGCAAAGCTATACAATAAAGAGTTTGGCAGCGACAGCCAATGGAACCGCCTATTTAACGTTCAGTGCCGCTATACTGTGGCGGTCAACCTTGAGAGCTACTATAAAGAGGAGGTAGAGTATAATGCTTGATGCAACTCAAATTTATGCCCTCTGGTACGTTGGCGGCATGATCTCCGGTGCGCTTGTTATGATTGCATTTTTCAATAGCTAAGGAGGAGCGCAGAAATGAAAAATAAAAAATATCTCGATTCGCTCGATTCGGAGAGAAAATATTGTTTGCTTGACCGTATGCGCATTGATTGCGAGTATTTTTTGGGATTCGGCGCACGCCACGAAAAATATTTGTGGGCTGGTAATGTGGCCGACCATATCGCCAATATGCTGTATTTATATGATAGCATCGGAGAAAAGCCGGAATGGCTGACCCGTGAGGACATTTTGAAATATAAAAAAGAAATGGAAGGCTAAAAAATGACGTTGTTCGAAGAAAAGGTGAACGAATACCGCGAAAACAAGCGGCTTTTGGAAGAGCTTGAAGCAATGAACGAAAGCATTAAAGCAGATATTATCTGCATGATGCAGGGCGCGCCGGAAATGGCGCAGGGCACCGCAAAAGCCATTTACAAGGATGTGCAAAGCGTCCGTTTGGATAGCAAGCTTTTGAAGACGCTGCACCCGGATGTGTACGCAGAGTGTAGCAGCAAAACTACCTACAAGCGTTTTAGCGTGGTATAAGGAGGTGCAAACTGTGATACTATCCGCACTTCTGTTTTTCTTCTGGTTTTTTAGCGCGCTGTTTAAAGCAAGCAAGTAATTTCTATCGGATACTTTAGCGGGGCTGCACCGTAAAGCAACCCCGCCCCAGCCCGCAAAGGCAAAATATTTTTGCAAGTCCTGTTTTTAGGGCTTGCAATATGATATACTGTGAAAAAGGGCAAAGGCCCAGAAAGAAGGCTGCAAAATGACAAGGTTTGAAATTGACCGGCTGGAAGAAGTTTTCCAGTATCTTGAAAACGAATTAGAGCACAGATATGCCGATTTAATCGAAAACGGCACGTCAGACCAGAAGCGCACAGCTGAACGTAAAATCGCAAGGATTCTTGATGATTATGACGACGTAAAAAGAACGTTGCACAAATTTGGTTTCTTCACTGAGGACGAAAATAACACCACTTATAATGAAAAATATTTTGCAGATCCTACGATTGACCACGTTTACACCTTCCGTGTTGTGTGGTCTGGTTTCGTAGAAAGTGAAGGCTTCCTAGATGAAAATGAAGAAAAATTAATTCAAAACGGGCACACAAAAGAAGAGGCACAACACTTTTTAGAATCGCATCTCCTTTTTGAGCACTGCACCGACAAAAATTTCAAAATCAAAGAAATCACTTTACTTTATCAAAATGCATAATTCTCAACCCCGCCCACGCTGGCGGGGCTTTTCTTTTGCCTTGCATCTGCTGAGGATGCAGGGCTTTTATTTTGCCCTGTTTTAATACAGCCATATACAAGTGTTTACAGTGCGTTTTGTGCCGTTAATGCAGCTATACCTCCCACGCCACAAAACAGCGCACAGGGCTTTAAAGGCGATTTTCCTGCAATTTGCCCCATTCTACCGCCGAAAATACCAAACCGAAACAAGCGGCTATAATACCGCCTGCGCCATGCTGGAGCGTATCACAGCGGCGCAGCGCCTCCAGCGCGTACCAGATACCACCGTCACACAGGGACGCTGTACAGCTCAGCGCAGCCGCCCTATTATAATAAGGTATATAAGAGCGTAGCAAATCGCAGACCATGCCAGCGCAGCGGATTACGATCTGGCACCGGTCAGCAGTCAGGGCGCACCCTCCACCCGGCGGGGCAGTCCAGCGACAGGGGCGCGGCGGGCGGCGCGGAACCACTGGCGGCTTGTCGCCGCACTTCTTTTCGGGCTTTCGCCCGATAGCCAATAGAGGTTAGCGATAGTCGCAGCGTTCCGGCTGGAATAGTCGCAACAGCTTCTGAAATAGTCGTAACCAATAGTCGTAGTTTCTCCCGGCGGATAGTCGTGGAATAGTCGTAAAGTCGTCAGATGACTACCGTTTGAAAGTCCTATATATAGTATAGTAACAATCTGTCCGCTGATAGTCGCAGAGCAATAATTGTAACGTTTTCTTGCGAATCATCGTCAAATAGTCGTGTGTTTTTTGTGTGAAATAGTCGTTCGCCTTTTAGAGAAAGAGAGATGCGATAGTCGCTAAGCCATCAGACCACCCAAAAATCAATATGTGTCAGGACACCTATCAATTTTATTCTCGTCTAGCCATACCAAATTCGTATACCAGCCGTACTTATTATAATACACGCTTATATATCCTAGTAACTATCTAGGGATTATTCCGCTGGAATAGTCGTATCATCCGATTTGGTCTGTTCCTTTTCGATTTAATTCCCAGTGACGCACTATGATATCTTAACTAATTCATAGTGTTCTGCTAGGAATAGTCAACGCAACATTTGTACATATCCAACCGACTACAAAAAGAAGTCAATTCTCCATGTGAAATAGTCGTAGATGGTGGCAGGTCAGATGATGCTACCCTTTACAGGCTAGATGCCATTACCGTTAAAGGTCACCCGGTCGGCGCGGTGCGCCGGACGATAGAGGGTGACGAAACGTAGAGGTCAGATGGACGGTATGCCTATATTCAGCCAATAGAGCCTGACGGTAGATGCTGGTAACCGTCTGACCTGCTGGCTAACGGTGTAGCTTTGGAGATAGAGGGTTATAGGGGGAAAGAACCTTTGCAAAAAATATGGTTGTCATTTTCAGTTGTCGCAGTTGTCGCACCATTTTGGCGTGGGGGCCTCAAACAATTTATTTGTTTGAGGGGGGAGTTAGGGGGATTATAGGGGGTAATAGGGGTTGTAGGGGAAAGAGGGGGGAAGATTGGATGCGGACGCATCATGTGCATCCATTTGCATGCAAACGCATCACGCTGATAGTCGTAGCCATATCAGCTCAAACTCCGCTCGATCGAGACGGCTCCTACTCAAATCCAGACCTTGCCGTTTTCCCATGATAAATAACAAGAGAAAAAAGCACGGAATAGTCGCAGAGGGTAGTTTTACCACCTGATACCATTCCATGCTTTCTGATACAGTAGTTTTGTAGTCGTACAAGCTAAGATTAGATATTCTTGGCTTTTCTTGCCTTACGCAGACGCTCTGCCAGTGTTTCACGCTGCTCTTCGCTGATCTCACGAGTGACAGGCGACCGGAACTTCACAAGACGTTTCGGCATCGAATAGGTCTTGGATTCCTTGCACCGCTTGGCAGACAGCTCCGCCATAAACTTGTACGTATCGGGGAACTGCTCACAGAGCTTGTCCAGCTTGCGAATGTAAACCGGGTCTGCCGTGTAGATTTCTGCGGTATCTTCCGCTGCGTTGAAGTTGATGATAGTCTCACGTTCGATGTTGGTGAGTGCCATAGTTGTTTTTCTCCTATATTTTGTGTAGTGAAAAATATTTATAGGGTTCAGGCGGTAACTTTATCGCCCTGACCCTGTTATCTGTTTTTCTTGCCTATTCTACTGTGACGATACGAGCGCAGAAGCGATGTTACATCCACACGCATTCTTTGAACTGCTGGGTTTCCATCTGGAACGTAATGTCTAGTGACCCTACGTTGCCCTCTTTGTTCTTCTCAAGTGCAAAGTGATAATGCTCTTCTGGTCTCTTTTGCGTTTTCACTTTCTGTGCCAGTAGGATGATTGCATCTGCGTCCTGCTCGATTTGCCCGGATTCTCGCAGGTCTGCGGCGGTCGGTGGGATACCTGCTCTTGCGGTCTCTCGATTGAGCTGTGCAAGAGCTACCACCAGCGTTCCTGTGGACTGTGCGAACTCATGCAATGCCATGCTTATTTCTGTGACGGCACTGTATCGGTCTTTCGCTCCGGCTTGATGGATAAGCTGCAAATAGTCGATGAATACCACTTTTGCCTGCATCCTGATGGACTGCGTTCTAATCCATCCCACGCCCTTACCGGCAGCAGAGCGGACGTACAGCGGGTATTTCTTGATGGCTGCCAGTCGGTCAAGCTCGTTAATGCTGACAGTCTTGTTTTTGACCGTGTGCAGCGGTACGCCTAGCTGATTTGCGATAATACGAGCGTAGAGCGTATCCGGGTCTGTCTCTAGGCTGAAATACGCCACCTTGCGTCCGTTCTTGGCTATTTCACAGGCAAGTTGCAAGGACAGAGCAGTCTTACCAGCAGACGGTCTGCCGCCAATCACAACGAAGTTTCCCGGTACAAGATGCAAGTTGTTGTCCAGCACTTTAAGCCCTGTGCTGATATACTCCGGCTTATCGTCCAGCTTGCGGATGTAATTGTCTATGCCGTCACACATCGGGATGAAATCGCTTCTCTCGTTGTGTAGGTTGATAGCTTCGCCTAGCTGCTCATAGATGCCCGTCAAGTCTGCGTATCGGGTCGAGCCATCAACGATTTTGAAAGCAATTTCTCTGGCTCTTGACAATGCCGCCTGTTCCTTGACGACTCCAGCCCATCCAAGCATCATGTCATGGGTGACGTTGCGGATGAACTCTGCGCCAAAGGCATCTAGGCATTCACCCATTGCTTCCTTGCAATTATCGTACCGCCCCATGACTTCTACCGGGTTCCACTTGTCGTTGTGTTCCCAATAGCCACGAATGGCAGCGAATGTATTACGCAGCTCAGGGCAGAAATAGTCGATTTTAAGGTCTTGCAGCACATCAGCGTATTCCGAGAACGTAAGGACTGCTCCCAGCAGGACGTATTGGGTCTGATTTTCAATATTCACCGCAGAAAGTCTCCCTCGTCAGGCAATTCAGCCATCGTCTGCTGGTAGCCACCATTCCAGTCCTTCACGTTACGCATCCAGTTCCGTGCAGCAGCTTTCCAGTCTTTCATAGGCGACTTGCCGACTTTCCAGCCATTTGCCGTGAAGTGGTCAACAAACCGCTCTGCTTCCAGTCCGCCGTATCCCTTTTCGGAAAAGTAGGATTTGGCTTGCTCGATAGTCGGTGCCTTGAAGCGTTTGACTTCGTTGGTATTTTTCTTTTCACATTTTTCTTTTTTATCAGATTCAGATACAGAATCAGATACAGATAAGGCATCGTTTGCATCCATTTGCATATTTTTCATACCAGTGTATGCGTTTGCATCATTGGTATGCGTTTGTATGCATTTGCATTTTTCGTTGTTCCAACGCTTATTTGCACTTCGTCTGTTTTTCTCAATTCGCTCCTGTCTTTTCTGTGCATTCATATCATCGAACGCCTTAACAACTTTCCAGAGCATCCGCATAGCACGGTCGTTGTCGTATGCTGGCTCAAGTCCAGTCTCAACATACTGTGCATAGTTGCGGACGAATGCTCCAAATTCCTCGTCCGTCAATTCGTCCATCGCATGAACGTGTTCCAACAGAAGAATCATTGATGTTCTCGGCTTGTGTTCCTGCTCCATATTCAATCCTCTTTGTATCGGCTATTCCACCGGCTGATGATTTCTTGTCGTCCGTCTTTTTCGTCATACGGTGACAAAACGCCATCTTCACCAAAGCTATAGTAAGCGCTATTGCTCATTGATGCATTATGACACTTTTCACACATAATCATCCATGTTGTGTGGTATCTTCTCTTTGAATCCACTTGATGCAATCCATCGTGATACAGCGTCGGAATAGACCCGCAGAACGGGCATCTTTTAAGTTCTTCCATCTTTTTTCTCCTTACGCATACCATTTTGGTGCTTCATTAAAGATTTTCACGCCCTCTGTAAAGCCTAGCTTATCTAATGTTTCGCACATGATGCCGTCCATCATGCTATGAACAATTTCCTCGTCATCGCCGTACTTACGGTACGCTTCCTGCATTGCTGCCGTAAACTCTGCAATCATATCTTGCGTAATAACAACACCGTTTTCCATAAACTCTCCTATACCATCTGGAACGCCATCCAATGCGTCACCGTCACATCTTTCGGCAGTCTCTCGCCTATCTCATCCCAAAACTGACCGTCTGCGTAACAGCCGAGAAAATACGCTGTCGGCGAGATTCCTTGCAACATTTTTCCATCTTTATCACGCCACGTTGTCTTAGTAGCAAGCAACAAAGGTGTCGTTCGTTCTTTCGGTGGTTCGCTTGCTGGATGCCAGAGTGTGTTAGCCATTTTTATACCCCCGCAGTAGCAAGAACGACTACACATCCAATTAAGAAAATAACAACATTGATAACCGCACAAGCAACAACCTTGATAACAATGCTATCAATATATTCGTCTAAACCTTCCCAAAGGATATATCGTTCAAACAGATAAATGGGAGATACAAACAATATACCAACCATCGTTGTCAAAACGATACCTAAAGCGACTTCATATATCGGCATTGCCCTTTCTCCCTTTAATCTCCGTCCCATACACCGTCAGGCCGCATCTTTGCAAATGCCAACAGTCCGTACAGCGCACGTTTCGCATTGCCTTCTGTGGCATTCCAGTAGTCGCTATCGTCTACATCGTCACCTAGTGCGGAGATGGCCTTTTCAAGCATCGGGATGCTCTCTGCGCCTGTTTTGCCGTAAATGGAGCGGATGCCGCCATCCCCAAACACTTCCGGTTGATAATAGAAGTGACCATAATTATAGGTGATGTTGAGCCACAGTTCTTTTGTACCACCCACAGCGCGCATACCACCAGCGATAAAATGCGTACTATCCGCTTTGAGCGGTTTATGCGTTACAGGGTCGCATAGATAAATATCGTAGCTCATTTTCTCATCTCCCATTCCTTGCACACATCGTCCGGGTCTGTAAAATCAGCCCGGCACTCAGACAGACCGTTGTAACAGACCCACGAGAATCTGTCGTGCCATTTACAGTTTGAGCAGGACTTGTCCACAGTTTGGCATAAAAGTTTCCCTTTGCTGTCCAGTAGAATGCCATTGCCCAGCCTGATTACATTACTTTCGCTCATCTTTCTTCTCCCATTCTTTGCAGCCACGTTCATCCCACACAAAGTCTGCAACGTGTTCTGACTGGTCGTTCACGCACACGCCTTCCGGCTCTGCGGACCATTTGCAAGAGCCACAGGACGGTTCAGATTTGTTCTTGCAGGATTCTGCTGTGCATCGGATAGCCTTGCCAGCAGAAAACTGCTTGATTCCCATGCAAGAGCAGTGTTCGGTGGTGCAGTAGAAGTTCATTCTTCTGTCTCCTTCCATCCGATAAACTCGCATAAACCAACAGTGTTATTGTCGCAACGATGAATGAGGACTTTATCGCTTATTTTGAATTTGGCGATAAACCCAATTTTGCTTTCTTCCATTTCGTTTTCAAACATCCAATCAACAATGTCTTTGTCGATTCTGACATCACCTTCGTCCGTCATAGTCGCAAAGCACTGTTTGCATCTGTAAAGAGCACACTTTTTCATTATATCTGCCCTCTATTTCTCCTTCTGTTGGCATTGAACCGCCCGATCACTCGCTTATACTCCTCATAGCATTCCGGGCACAGGTCGCCTGTGTCCCTGCGCCATGTCCAGTCTTTGAAGTATTCGTCAGGGTTCATCATCCTGCCGCCCAGAACTGCTCCGCAGCGGTCGCATACTCGCTTGTGGTAGATTCCTCTGTCAGTCTGCATTAGTGCTCCTTTTCATCAAATTTCTTCTGCATCTTAGTTCTCAACGCTTCGATACGTTCCTTGTCGTCAGTGATAATCTCATACTTGTCACCAGACCAGCCAAGCGGAACATCTTCCGTATATTCGATATAGATTTTTTCCGGGTGCGTAGGTGGCTCATAGGGGAATGTCACGTTTTTGCGAAAGCGGCTACTTGCAAACCACGTAAGGCCACCATTGTCGGAATAAGCGATTGCGTCAATGTCATGTACTTCAATCGTGTTACCTTGTGCATCAGTGGTCTTGAACACGCTTGAGCATCGTTTATTTTGGAAGAGTCTTTGCCCCATTTCGTCCGACACATTAGTCCATTCATCATCTTCGCCAGTAAGCGGAGTAAGCGGCTTAAAGCGAAAAAGCCGCTCCAAAATAGACATTGTATATCCAGCAGTAAATCCGCTATGGCCTTGACTTGCAAAAAGTTTAATAATGTTAAGGATGTTCTTATTGATTGCATTCTGCAACCCGTCTCCGTCTTTCGTAATACGTGCAAGTTCTGATTTTGCATATTCTACGGAACTGCTCATTTTATTTTTCCTCCCCAATATCCTTGAACAGAATTTCTTTGTCGGCTTTCCAGTCTTTGATTTTGCACGGAATATCCGTGCCCGGCACGGTCTTTTTCAACCCATCCATCTGCCAGATGTTCCATGAGATGATAGCAGCCATGTTGCGAACCTTCCCAGCGTCAGGCTCTATGCCGAACAGCCACTTAAAGTTCTCTCGCCATGTCAGGAGCATATTTGCTCTTGCAAGCAACAGGCTATCGCCCTGCCACTCATAGCCGTATGTAGTCGTCGCTGCGTCCTCTGCCACATCGTGCCATGTCCAGACATTCCAATCAAACCAGTTTTTTACACATTTCAGTTTGCGGTCAAACAGTCCTTTCCGCCTTGGTACTGGAATCTTTTTGCCTGTTACCGTGTCGTATCGGTTCACAAGGAATGGTGCTTCTCCGCAGGTGATTTCAAGGACTGTCGAATGGATGTACTCGATAGGCTCTTTCTTCATATCGGGCATCGCACCGTTTTCTTCGCCCATGTCTATCATCTTTTCGCAGACCCAAGAAGGAGTGAAAACCTCTGCTTTTGCTTTGGTTCTCTTCTTCTGCTCATCCAGACGTTTGAGAACTCGTGGCACTGGTGGGCACTTCTTGATTTGTTCTAACGTGATTTCATCCGCAAAGCCTGCACCCAGTTCAGGCGGTGGCTCTGTTGCCCAGATGATGTTTTTGCCGGTCGCACGGTCTTTCAGCAAGATAAACAGCGCCGCTGACAGAATCGGGTCGGAGAAATCAACCAACCGTTGTTTCATTTTCCGCTACCTCTCTGTACTCCACGTCAATCCCCTTTGGCAAAGCCGTCTGGTACTTCTGGGCGAGCTGTTCTGCACTCTGGGCATCGCCCAACGGTTGTTCAGGCGGTGCAACGGTAACTTCTACGTTGTCACGCATACCAAAGTAGTTCTTGGCTCGGAAAATCCATTCTGCCGGGTTCTCCTGCCCGTACATACCGTTGTACGCCCACATGGACTGCATTTGCAGAATCAGTTTCAAGATGTACTTCTGCTGCAAGCTATCGTCACGGCGTTTGCCTGTCATAATCTGTCTCAGGCTAGGCCATTCAATACCCAGCACCAGCGCAATCCATTCGACCACAGGGGAGATTCTGGCTTCGATGCAAGCGTCAAAGAAGAAATCAAGGCGTTGCTGCACTTCAATGGGGTTGTTCATGTCCACGCTCGGAAGGTCGCCAAAATACTTGGCTGCAATCATGCCGATGACCTTCTTGTCCTCTTCACCACCGATTCTTGACTGCAAATCCCCTGTGTTCATCATCTTCAGCTTTTCGATAGCCAATGCCTGTTGCTCCTTTACCTTCTTACTGACCTGTGATCGGATGCTCTTGTTCTTGTTGAGGTTCTGTATCCGCTTCTTCTCTCGTTCTTTCTCACGTTTCGCAGCGGCTTGCTCTTTCGCCTTTTGCGCTCGTTTCTCACGCTTTTTCTTTTCAGCTTCGGTCAGCGGCGGTCTGCCACGACCACGCTTCGGGGGTGTTGCCATGTGTCAGACCTCCTTTGGCGGTTCTGGAAGATACGCCCAATGAGTTACATCTCCAAATACAATGTACTCGTCGCGCTCTTGCCATAATCCGTCATAAGATAAAAATGCAATTTCAATTCCGAACTTTTCTCTTTTTACGAGAACTTCTTTGTCTTTTTCGGGTAAAACTTTCTTGGCATCAAACCATATATTGGCGGGCTCAGATTTTTCTAACACATTGGCTAAATCTAAAAACACATCTCCAATGCTATTTCTGATTTGTCCTTGTATGTATACGAGGGGGTTTTTGTTATTCAAAAACGACTTCGCTTCATTCTTTTTGTCAGCGCCAACAATTTTCCACGCCACAATGATTGGATCAACATCAACTAGTTTCACACTCTCACCTCTTCATCTTCGTTTCGATGTTGTCCAGCTTCCGTGCAATCCACCAGACGGAGCAGCAGTTGTCCAACTGCCGCCACCAAGCGCACTCTTCTTTTTCGCATACGCACCGACCAAGCGGATTGCTGGTTAACTTCATCGGGCAGTAAAGTTCGTTGTCCATTAGTACTCCTTTTCGATATGAACCCTTGCAACGCCGACCATCGCATCATTGGAACAGCCCATAACCCTACCGTGACGGAGCGACACGCAATTATACGTTACTCCTGCGTTAACAAAGGATGCGCCCATAATATTGTTTGTTTTCATCAAGAGTTCACCGTTGTAGTAAAACGGTTCCCCTTCCTTGAGCGAATCAAAACGAACTCTCTTCTTGTCACGCTCTTCACGAATTTCCATACTTACCTCCACCCCATCACAACAGCCGTACAAACAGCCAGACATACGTTGACGAACGCCCAGACGAGCATTGCCTGCCGCTTTTCAAACAGGCTGTCTGTCATGTCTTTGATTGTCCGTTCGGACTGAACCACTACTGCCAGCAGGACTAAGCAGACCAGCCAGCGAGTTACAAATTCAAACATTGTTATCCTCCATCAAATCGTCCATGCTCAACTGACCGCTGATGTTGTCGTCTTCCATCCACCAGCGAAAAACGTCCATTCCAGTTTGCCAGTCGCAAGACAGACCTTTTGCTTTTCTGACATCAAGCATTCTTTCAAACGCAGAAATGTACATTTTTTCGTAGGCAGGCCAGCGCATAAACTCGCGCTGTCTGCCCCCCCCCCTACCAGCAATTGGACAGCCGATGCAGCCAACACGTTTTTGCCCTTCGCAATACAGCGGATTGATGGGCAAGTGTTCGCTGTGCGTGTAGTCCCACACATCATCGTCAGACCAGTCCACGATCGGATTGACGGTCATCTTGCCTTTGACGTTGCACGTTTCAAACAGCTTTCTCTTCTCGTCATTATCGCTCGTGAGGATGATGCGCTTCTCTTTGTCTTTGTGCATCAGCTCCATCACGCCACGACTATTCTTTCTCCGAGCGGATTCAGCCAACCGCACACCTGTTGCAATGAATCGGTTTTTGCCAGTGTTCTCTTTCAAAACATCACAACAATACCGTACAAGTCGTGTGGGCGGCATCAGCTTTTGAGGAATCAGCGTCCACATGGACACGGGCTTGTCCTTGTATCGTGGCATAACAATGGAGCATTTGATTCCACGTTCTTCCATCGCTTTGAACTGCTCACGGATGAAATAGACCGTCTCCGGCGCATCTGCTGTGGTGTGGCTGTTGACCACCTCAAAGTTGATTCCTGCACGTTCAGCCAGAGCTACAAGCACCTGTGAATCCTTGCCGCCAGAGTATGTGACCATCAACGGTTTCTTGTACCGATGCTCGGATAGCCGTGCAGCGTCCTGCAACCGTGCGATAGCAAGCTGTTCCTTATCCATTAGCTCCACCTTTCCCTCAGCTCTTTTTCGACCTGTTCTGACTTTGCGGTGATGTAATCCGCAAACTCATCAGGGGTCATGTCCTCGTTTTTGAACTGCCCAACCATCTCCCAGTACCTGTCACCAATGCGGATGATTTTCTGCACCTGTTCATCGGTCAGGTCTGCATCACACCGAAGGTTCTGAATTAGTGCGCCCCATGTGGCGGCAATGCCGTCCAAAGCCATGCGAAAACCGTACAACTGGTTCTGTCGTGCGATTTTTCGGAGATTGGTCGGCTTGACCTGTTTTCCGCACAGAGGACAGTTCCCGAATTTATTCATCCGACTGCTCCTTTGCTTCAAGGCGAGAGAGCCAACGGTCGAGCTTTATCTCGGCGCAGCTTCAACGCAGCCTGTGCCAGTTCGGACGCTTCTTCTGCCAACTGCGCCAAGATTTCGGTCTTAGGCAGAATGTCTGAAATTTTCTTGCTCATTTCTGTTCTCCCTTCAGCCAGTCGTTCAGCTTTGCCATGCAAGAGGGGCAAAGAGCAATAGGTTCCATATCACTTTGCTTGTACCAGTCAAGAGGAACATAGCTGTGGTCAATCACAACTTTCTGTACTGCGTTTCCGCATCCTTTATATTGTTCGCTAGTTTCGAATGTTCCGATTGTCATGGTGTTGTCGTACCATACAAACGCATTACCACATCTATCACACTTCATTGTCATAATTGGCTTTTCTCCAACCTTTCCAGCAGCGCATCCACGTCATACCGCCAATGGACACGCAGCCTTTTTGCTTTGACCTCTATCCCCTCTTGCTCTGCCCACTGCCAAGGGATGCTCTTCCGGCTCTCGTTGTAACAAAACGCCAGAACCTTGTTGGCAGGGATTGCAAAGGTGCGGTTGACCGCCCGGTAATTGACTACCACATGGGCGGTCTGACCACTGTACCCCATTGCATCCACCATGTCCGTGATGTGCTTTTCCTTGCGGTATTTGCGCTTTGCCTTGTCGTACTTGCCGAACACCTTTTCCAGAGGGATAGAGGGCGTTTCAATGGTTTTCAGTTCAAACAGGTGGTTCATCGGGTAACGGTACACAAGGAAGTCGCAGATGTTGTCGATGGAAAAGGACAGGTTCTCGTTGCCACCGTAGTAGGTTGCAGCACTGTCCTTCAGCCGATAGCACCACGCATCCTTTGGCACGGATGCTTTGAAGTCTGCTTCAAACTGCTTGCCGGTGTTCATGTGTTGCCCTCAATTTTTTTGGCTTCTCTGATACGCAGCTGAGCAAGTTCGCTATTTGCATATCGCAGTTGCCAGCTGCCAAACCATCCTTTGTGAACAAGTTTCCCGGCGCAATAAACAAGCTCCTGCTTCATCAATTCATCAAGTGAAATGATGTAACAGCCCGGCTTGTATTTCCTGCTCATTTATTCTCCACCTTCTTCATCGTTCACGATTTTCGGAATTGGCATCCAGAGCCTTACCTTTCCTCGATTATTTTCTTCCGTCCACTTTCCGTCCTTAAACTCTCTCGTTGAAACACAATCGTCCCAATGAAAAAATTTGTATACAGCAAAGTAGATTCCGTCTTTTTCTGGTTGCGAATCTTTCACGCTAATCCATCTTTGGGTCGGATTTACCGTTGGAAGCTCTTGCAGATGTTCAAGTTCGGATTTCCACGCATCAACAGACGGAAACCGAATGCCAACTTCATCTCTCCTTTCCAAATTGATAAGCCCAGCTAAGTACTTTTCCAGCGGTTCAACGTCAACAAGTCTGCTCATCCTCATTCACCTCTAAATTCACGGAATACGAGTTGCTTTGTTAGCAGGTTCTTCCATTTCTTTCATAATCCGCTTGTGTTCTTCGATTGTCATGTTGTTCGGGAAGAAACACCTGTCAACCATTTCAAACGGCTTAATATAATGGTCAAGAACATCTCGTGCTTCTTTTCGTGCTTTTTCTGCACACATTTCGATGTATTCTTCTTCGGTCATGTTGTAATCGGTAATGCAATCGACCACCGAAGAAAACCCGCCCCAGCAGCCGCAAAGTGAAGTTGATGCAGCAGTGGAGCGGATTAGAAAAAAGCTTGAATCTATGCCGACAGCGCAGCGTGAAGCGCTGATGAACCTGATCGAAAAGATGTGACGTTCATGCCCGGCAAAATAAAAGAATCCCTTGTGCCGGGCTGGTATAGCTCTGCGCAAGGGATTTTCTGTTATTCCAGGTCTAAGGCTTGCTCCGCTGTCGGAATCTTTTCAGGGTGTTCCAACAACCATGCGATAAATCGGTCAATCTTAGCTCTTTCTTGTTCACTCATTGTGGCATATCCTCCCGATCGGTAAGTTCGGATGTTCATTTGATACGATTATACACCTTTCTGTTGTACAGTCAATATCATTTTAACAACTTTGCTGAGGTTAAATAATTTTTCCATCCGTTACTTTGCATCGGGGAAGCCAAAAATTGCAATGACAATGATTAAGAGCCACATTAAGTTTAAGTTACCCTTTGCTTTGTAACATTCCGTTGAGTATGGAACGAAAAGGGTTATCCGGTAAATCGTCCAGCACATCTGCTTTGACGAGAGCGTTTGTGCTGATGCTGTGCGAAACATTGTTTAGCTGCACAATGGCATCGTCCAAGTCCTTTACGGTTGCTCCGCGCCGTTCCATTGACTGGAGGAAAGTTTTCACTTCTTCAAGAACGACAGGGTTCTCGGCTTTATAGAATCCATTCGTAAAGTCCATCTTCTTCTCCTTTCACAGTTCCACAAGCTGTCCGTCAATGCGTTCGATGTTATCTGCCGGGTCGCGTCCATCGTCTAAGGCGGCTACGGCACGTTCTAGGATGCCTTTCGCTTCGAGGTAAGCATCTTTATCAGCTTCGTACCCAGAAAGGCTCAGGACAAGCTCCAGCGTCCGTCTACGAGCGTATGGAATAATCAGAGCATCTACGGTTCGGTTCATTAGCTTTCCTCCCATGGTTCAGGTGTGTGTGGCTGCCCATCGGTAACGCTGGCGGGCATTCCGTCGATAATTGGCATACGTTCATGGTTCCAGATTACAGTTTCTTTCATTTTGTGTTTCCTTTCTATTTGGAATTTTTTGACAATACAGTTATAACACAGGCTGCTGTTGGTTCTCCATAGCAGCTTTTTCCATTTTTTGGCTTGTCGAATCCGGCAGTTTTGCAGAATTTTGTTGAAAGGGCGTGAATTTATGGATGAATATTTGGTAAGAACGGCCAAAGCATTAGAGATGGCACGGATGCGTTCTGGCTTGAGTCAGCAGAAATTGGCGGCACGGATGGGTGTGAATCGTGGCACGATTGCCAACTGGGAGCAAGGTCTGGCAGCCATTTCCTTGCCAATGGCTATGCGCTGGTTCACCTGCTGCGGTGTATCGGTGGCTCGATACATGGACGCTTGCATTCATCCGGGATTGCTGGAACATCTGGAGGACGACATTTCCGACATGGAAAAGCGTCAGATTCTCATAGATGCCATGATGGAGTGTTCTTCCTACGAGATAGATGCCTTGTTGTATATGCGGTATGGAGATCACGGTTCAGACCACATCGGTGTGCTGACAGAGATTCTTGCAAACCTTCACACGCCGTTGAAGGACAGGGTCACTGTCTGCCGGATGGTATCGGGCAGTTATGAAATAGCGCAGGCTACCGGAACAGACCCAGACCCGAACGGAACCGCCCCGAAGATGGAAATTCTCTATCAGGCGCAAGATGCCGGGAGGGAAGCTGCCATGAAGTCCAACGATTCCTATACTGTAAATCCAAATAATATAACTGGCTGATTGTCGAATTATCGTTGTTTATGATGAACATCTTGTACACCTTTCAACGAATTGATTTCTACTTGTGATGCAAACACTTCTCTTGTTGCGCAAATAAATAACGTTAATACGTTATGTTATCGCTCACTATAGCAAAATTATATTTTGATTGTCAAAACAAAAACCTATGCACATTGAGTACACCGTTGCGTAAAATTGACTTTCATTTTGATAAAATAAGAAAAAATTAGAGATTATGGAACTTCTTCTTTTGTTTAGTAGAAGATTATTTAACTCTTGTTTATAATCTTGTTTATATATAATGTAAGAATGGGTACGAAATGTGCATGATGGGGTACGAGATGTGCATAAGCGTGTACGAGATGTGCGTCAAATAAGGGGGTCTAGGTGTACAAGATGTGCATGAGCCAATATAAGTGAATAAAACTATTGACGTGTACACCATTATGTGATAAAATTAGTGTACAGAGAAAGGAGATGTACACTATTGGCAGACCTTTATGAAAATAACTTGATCGAAAAAAGCAAGGCGCTTGTTTGGGCAGAGTTTAATGATTACACTGTTGGAGAGCTGCGGCTTTTGGAAGTGTATCTTAGCCGTATCAACCCTAGAGATGAAAAATCTAGTGAAGTCAAGTTTACCCTTTCGGAATATTGCGATTTGCTTGGACTGCGTGTTAATAGCAGGAACATCGAGAAGCAAATCGAACATTTTCTTGGCAACGTTGTGACGCTTCCTCTTAATGACGATGGAAGCGAGTACAATATGTATACGCTTTTTACGAAAGCAAGCGTTACGATTGATAAGAACTTAGGAATGTATGTTGTTACTCA